GTATTTATCCTTTTGGGAAAGGTCACACACTTTTTTGTATCTTTATCTGATTTCGGCTTAATGCCTACTCTTACTGTCTGTGTGATACAGAATGGGCGAACACCGTTGTTGTTGTTACAGTTGTTGTTGTTGATATTGCCAGCGGACGAAACAACGGTTTATACAGTGCGCAACCTATATTTTTAATTATCTTCGCTATCAGCCTGCCTCTTCTTATCACCAGTTCTCCAGGCTATTGCCATATGCTTAACATCGGCTACCATTTTCGACCAGTATTCCATGCTTTTCACATTGATAATGTTTAATTTCATTGATAATTCAATGTAAAATAAAAGTTCATCACATTGTGTTATAGCCTTTGTCTGCAGTTCTGATCTTTCTTCAAGGCAAGTTTCCAAATTCGTCCTATTTGCTTCATACAAATATTCGTATATTTTCAATGCTTTATTCTGCATTTTGTCAACAAGCGAAAATCTGTATTTCTTTGGGTATCTATTGCAATTTGAAGTTATACGAAAAGTGTGTTCAGCCAAATTCTTTGCCTGTAAAATCACTCCAAACTCTTTCTCCGCCATATCATTTAATCTCCTGATTCAAAGATTGAAGATGAGAAGATACAAACTGGGCGAACACCGCTGTTGAGGTTACAGCCGTTGCAGTCGACATAGCCAGCGGACGAAACAACGGAAACGGTTCTTTTGTAATCGTTGCATGGTGTACTCCAAGGACTGACAAGCCACCACCAATAATCTTCGGTGTTTGGTATGAGACTTCTATACTTTCTGTATTCGTCAACAGTAAGAAGAGAAACCTTATCCTCGCACTTGCCGTATTCTGTCTGTCCGTCAAGAGATAAAAGATCTCTCTCAAACGGAACTATATTTTCCAATCCTATTTCTGCGGCAATCTTCTCAAGAAACCCCTCATTAAGATAGTCCCGAAGATCGCTGTTTTCCCAATTGCTTGAATCTGAGTCAAACTGTCTCTCTTCAATACTATCAGCCAGACAAATATATCCAGCACTTGTGATATCAAGAATCTTCCACGTTGTATCTACAAGTTCAAATGTGTCTCCAATACCGAGCCCTTCCAAAAGATTGATTGAATTTGAAGTTGCCTTTAACACTGCAATCTCATTTCTGAGATCATTGATCTGCTCCTGTAATACTCTCATCGTTAATGTTGCCATGATTATTCCCCTTTCTTTGATACAAAGATATTAGATTTTAAGATACAAACTGGGCGAACACCGTAGTAGCGGTTACGGTGGATGAGGTTGAAATCGCCAGCGGACGAAACAACGGCGATGCTATAACTACAACCTCTTTCCTCAGTGCTCCAAGGAGTACATGTCCACCACCAATCGTCCAAGTCCTTATTAGGAAGTAAGTTGTTGTACTTCCTAGCCTCATCAAAAGTAATAGGTCTTACCTTGCATTTACAATCATCAAATTCATGCTGCATATCAACTGATGTTAACTCAATAGTATGCTCAACAAGATTGTTTTCTCCAATCTCCGACTCAATTATCGGCTGAATCTTATCCTCAATCACTTTCTTAAGGTTGGATTCGTTATAGTCTCTTGAATTCTCATCATAAACTATGTCTTCGACCATAAAATCCTTAGAAATAATTTTGGCCTCAGCCCCTATCTGTTCAAGCACAATAAAGTCATTCTTTCCAATCTCAAACACATCTCCAGGTGCTAAAGTTGATAATTCTACCTTGTTCTTTCTTTCTGCTTCTTCAAGCTGCCTTACAAGCTCTCTTGCTACTTCTAATGCCTTACTCATCACAATACCTCCAATTCCTCGTTGTCGTTTACGGCAAGCATTATTATCTGACCATCTACCATATCTACAGCATTCTGCTGATTTGCAGAATCAAGACTCTCTGCATCATCAAGCCACATAGGACAAGCAACATTACTAATCTGTTGAATACTGTTGCAAATATCAATCCTACCAATAATCCTATTTCCCTTGTTACTCATCGTGGTAAGAATGCTCTTGCCGTCTATGGTAGGAATACATGTTGACTTATATCCACCATTTTTAGCAAATTCAAATAGCTGCCACTTTACCAAATTAAAATGTTTGTTTATTTCACTTGTGAGAACTTCATTTTTAGCCTTATCAAGATCATCTAACAAATCAAGAATCTTCTGTGCATCCGTTTGAGCCTGCCCAAGATTGCGCTTATTAGCCAGCAACTCTTCAAGCCTTGTTTCATCAGCCTCTGTATCAGACTTAGCGATCTTGGCTTCACACTCAGCTAACTCCTGCCTGAGTGCGGTCTCTTCGGATTTTAGTCTTGTCCTTGTTGCTGTTGTCTCCATGCCGGCCATATTGATTTCAAGTGCTTCTATCTGCGCCATCACACTGATATATTCATCATCACCTGATATGTCAATGCATAATGGAAGTGCGTTATATTCTTCTTCAAGCTTGGTAAGCTTTGTTTCTGTATCAGCAACAGTTTTTCGATTGAGTTCATTGCATTTTTTAAGTTTTTCTATATGCTCCTCAATCTCCTTGATCTTCTGAGCTACGGCCTTGCCATCAGCCTCAACTGCTGCCAGTCGCTCGGCTTGATTCTGTGCAAAATCACTCCTAAGTCTTTCAATATCTTCTGCTGGAAATTCTCTATGGCAAGTTGGACATATGGTAGCAAGTTCGTTAAATTTCTCAGCATTAACGGATTTCCATTCGGCCACTAGTTTTTCTTTCTTTGATTTCCAAATACTCAAAGTTCTTGTTGACTGGTCAATATCCCAGTCGTTATCAGAAATCCCCTGAATTACATTCATCTGAGTAGTCTTGCAATCATCTATCGCACTTCTAAGTGCTGCTCTCTTGCAATCAAGATTTTCATTTGCTTTGTTCTGCATCGCAGATATTTCAAACTTTAATTTTAAAATTTTGTCTGCGATCTCATCATGTTCAGCAGCTACCTTATCCATGTCCATCTGATCTTCTGTGACCTTGTTCAACTTTTCTTTAATTGCATTTTTCTGCAATTCCAAGGCGGATATATCTGTTGACTGTTTGATCTGTATATCCCTTTTCTTTTCCGCAATCTGTCCATCAAGAACTGGTAGTTCTTTTGCAACTTTGGACTTTGTAGCCTTATTCATTGCTGAAAGCTCGTCTGCCGTATACTTCTCAAGGAGTGGAACAAGTTCAGTAAGTTCAACTTTGCTTTTTGCGACATCAACATCTGATACGCCATCTACAAGTGCAAACAGAAATTCTCTCATTTCTGCCGGTTTCTTAGCCAAAAATGCATTAATGTTACTACACATCTTGAGAATAGACATATCAGCGTCAAGATATGCATTAAAATCCCTTAATGTCTTAGGCACATCGTTGATTGAATAGGAATTATCATCCTTGTAGCTGCTGCCATCTTTGCTATATTTCCTCTTCTGAGACTTACGCATGACGACTTCCTTGCCATCAACGTCAAACACAGCTGTGACCGATACGTCTGTGTCATCCACAGTTTTGCCATCAATCATACGGCGAAACTGTGGATTATCAGAAAGCTGATAATCACAGTTGAACAACAGCCACATATAAGCGTTAGTTATTGAGGATTTCCCTTTGCCGTTGGAAGCAGCAATCTTAGTGTTATCCCCAAAAATAATTTCCTTATGTGTATAGCACATAAAGTTTTCTAAAATTAACTTTTTCAAACTGATTCTCATTTTTTATCTACCTCCAGTGGCAATTCACCAAGTATAATAAGTACCACGTCCAGATCTATATACTTTTCTCTTCTTGCTACACTTATGAGCACATCGGCTCTCGTCTCCATATCTATTAATTCCTCATATCTATCGCGAGGAATAGTCACACTGTCTGCGCTGCTGTTATTACATGTTCCTTCGCAACTAATTTCCATCTTTCTTCTCCTCTCTTTCTTCAAGCACTTTAAATTTTGAGACAGATACCTCATAAGCTGTCTTTTTCTCTTCGGTGCCATCCTCATAAAATTTGTTGTATTCCCTTGACTGAAATCTACCAGTTATGCCGACAATAGAGTTAAGCGGTACTCTTGCAAATAGTTCAGCATTGTTACTCCACAAAAGAATAGGAATCAGATTTCCTATTCTATTAGGAAGATTATTGATTACTCTAGTGTCACAAACCCTATATCCTCTAGGTGTCGCCCTGATCTCTACATCGGCAAACTTGTGGGCAATAAAATCGACTCTGTTTTTATCACACGTATAGGGCTTGACCTCATGTACCTCTATATATACTTTTGTGTGATTTACACCTGTTGAATCGACAACATGCTTAGTGCGGATATGCCCGACTACCTCTACATAATCAAATTTGCTGATATATGAGACCTTACTATCTTCAATATAACAAGGCACTAAATCCTCTGTTCCACTCAGTCGCCTTGCACTTATAATCACGCGATAATACGACTTATTACCTACTGAGAACTCATATATAGGTGTATCAACAACACATCCAGCGATCACCGCATTATTGTTTGACCAATCACTAATATTTTTTTCTCTCATTCCTTTCCTCCTCTATAGTTTCCATCTTTTGTTCAACTACCAGCATTGTAAGAACCAGTCCTGCAAATGCCAAAATAATCAATATCTTTACCCAAATGGGTAAAGAAATGTTAAATAGTTCCAACCCTATAGGTACGCATATGATGGCTATATAAAACATAATGGCCATCAGTGTGCACAAGACACGAATTATAATCGTGTCTAAATTTCTTCCCACGCAATCACCTCCTGGCATCACAATACTGACCCATATTCATCTGAGAATTAGCATTGTTTATCTGTTCGGCAAGTGCCGTGGGTGCTGAATAGCTACTGATAAAGTTCTGAACATCATCTATGTACCTACGCTTGATACTCTTATAAGTAGAAACACAGCCAAATTCACGCTTAAGCTGACCATACATATCTCTAAATGTCTGGCTCCTTATGCTCCTATCGGCGTATGCCTCGCTATCTTTACCACCTAAGATTGATACCACCTTGCGCTTGACAAGTTTCTGAACCTCGTCTATCTCACAGCCGTATAAGGGCATGTCGTTTTCAAGACTACCTATCTTGTCCTCAACCCTGTCCACTCTCTCTGCAAGCTCTGTATTGCCCTGAGCAAGTAACTGAATCTGCTCCAGCGTTGTAAGTGGCTTATTGTAGCCGCCTGTTTTGCGGATAGATGGAAGTACCTCAGATGTTACCCATCTGCGAAAACTCTTTGCGTTTGGCTTGTCACTTCGCAAGATAACCGCATATAAGCCACTCTCAGTTATGAAGTTCGTTTCACCCTGACGCCCTAACTCTAATTTAGTGCGTTCATCATCATCTAATCGCTGAGCGACCTTTGATGGGTTCTGAATGTCCAGCACCTTACAAACATCTACCAAGCAAAATAACGGCTCTCCATCTACAACGGCGGTTCTCATATTAAATTCGCCATCTGTAAATAACTGTATTTCGTTCATACTTCTCCTTTCCTTATAGTGTAAATTTCTCTAGCTACTCCTTTTCCTTTGGGCTGCTCTCCGCCGCGTCTGCCAGTGTCTCTGCCTTGCCTAGTAAGTAGCCTTTGTCAAACTCTGACATGCTCGGTAAAGTCTCTTTGAGTTTTTCAACTATCTGCTTTTCCTTTTCGCTCATGTTTTCACCTCCTTTGTTCATCTGATGTACACATGATAGCACATTAAATCAACACTGTCAACATATTTGTTGACTTAATGTACATTATGTGGTAATCTATTAAATGAAAGGAGGTACAATATGAAAGAACGAATTAAGGCAGTGAGAATCAAAGTTGGTAAAAATCAAACGGACTTTGCTCAAAGTATTTCAGTTTCAAGATCAGCTATTTGTAAAATGGAAAGTGGTGAAAATTCCCCATCAGAACAGACAATCAAAATTATATGTAAAGAATATGATGTCAACGAAGAATGGCTGAGAACTGGCGAAGGAGAAATGTTCATACAGAAGAGCAAGGAAGAACAGCTCGGAGAAATGCTTGCCGAGATCACCAAAGCAGATGATGAGTCTTTCAAAAAAAGATTGATTGTTGCTCTTGCTAACCTTGATGAAAATGGTTGGGATAGCCTTGAAAAATTGATTGATTCAATTTCAAAGAAATAAAAAACACCCCAAGAAGTACCAATGGTACTTCTTGGGGTTTGTTTTACTTAATGAGATTCATAACATAAGCATATAGTATGTTAATTATGCGTTCGTCTGCTATCTTTTGTACTGCATCTGTTATTTCTTTCTTTTTTCCCTCCACAACCTATACCCCCTATACAAATTATGCTATCATTTGTACTTTATAATATATGCAAATACAAATCTGTTTATTCCATCAAGAATATAATAAATTGGGTAATTGCATTTTCTTATACGCCGTGATAGGATGGGAATATATAATTATGGGAGGGATAATAAAATGGCAAATACTCGAATCTGCCCGAGATGTGGCAAAATAAATGATGTATCATGGCGATTTTGTTGTAATTGCGGACTAAGTATGTACGCTCCAAGACCTGTTCCTCAACAAGCGCCACCTCCACCACCGCCATTAACACCAGCCCAGCAAAAACAACAACAGCAACAATTAATTGCTCAACGAAACAAACAAATAACGTACTATAGACAAAACGGGATTGCGTATTGTCCTAGATGCTTAAGTATTCACGTTGATTCTGTTGGCGGTGAAGTGATGGGAGCGCGCGATCAAAAGACGAAAACAAGGTACACAGTTAATTTGAACCCATTTAGACCGTTTACACTTGTAAATAAAAAAGAAAAGGTCGTTAGAAAAGCTAATCCGGGTAGATTTGTTACTACATGGCATTGCAATGATTGCGGATTTGTTTATAAATAAAAATCAGTCATGCCGAGAAAATTCCCAAGATCTTCAAGCTCAGCGATAGAAAAATCAGTTTTGCCATTCATTTTTGAATTAAATGTGGCAATGCTCTTATCAATAGCACTTGCACACTGAGCATAATTCTTTCCTTTTTCCCTTATAACGCCTTTGAGCTTTGGTAAGTTCATATTGTGCCCTCCTTTCTTTCATATTGTGATAGTATTATAGTATCAAATAAGAAAGGAGGTAATTATCATGGCTAGCCAGTTCGGATTGAGAGTTGGTAACAACATCCGCAATTATAGGTTAGCAAAAGGAATGAGTATGAGGGAACTTGCTGGAAAGGTTGGTCTCACCGAAGCAACTATTCAAAAATACGAAACAGGTGCAATAAAAACACTTGATGTAAGCATGTTGATGAAGTTTGCAGAAGCCTTAAATATTCCACCAGAAGATGTTGTTGGTTGGGATAAGGTTGAGAAGAGAAACGACGAAAGCATGGAAGTAATGAAAAAGTACAACTTGCTTACAGATGGTCATAAGAAAGCTGTACTTGATCTAATTAATAACCTTATACAATGTCAGAGCTAAGTGAAGTATAATTGATTTAGTATTTCGTAAACTCTTTGACATTCCTTTTGGGGGAGAACTTGTAGGAGTTGGTCAATTTCCTTTACAAGTTCTCCTTTTTCTTTTGAAATTATGTTATTTCCCATATCTTTACCCCTCCCATACAAATTTGCTATCATTTGTATACTTATATTATATGTGCAAATAAATTAAAATAGAAGTCTAATTTTTTGTCATAATATATGGTAATTTGGGGAAATACATGGTACTATGACTGTAATATATACCACATGGGAGAGGTGAATACAAATGAGTAACTTTTTAATTGTGTTTGGAGCAATAATAATGTTTTTAGGGGCTGGCATATGTGTAGCATTGACTATAATATTATTATGTAAAAATAAAAAGGCTATGCCATTTATAATAGGCATTTTTGGCTCTATGATTGTTGGTGGAATATTACTTGGAATAGGTTGTGTGAACCAACCTAAATCGGAGCATAAAAAAGTTGCTTATAATACTACGGAAATGGTTACTACTGAAAAAACCACAACTGAAGAGACAACTGAGACGCCAACCACGGAAGAAGCAACTGAGGAGGAAACAGAGACTACTACTGAAGAGGTTAATGCAACGGATATATCTGGTTTGCAATTTCAATCTTACTGGGATATGGCCAAAGAAACTGTTGAAAGTTGCTTGAAAAATCCTAAGTCGGCAGATTTCCCATCTTCTGTTTTTGGTCAGGGCGATATTGCCATGGAACGAAAAGGGCACCTTGTTGTGGTGCAAAGTTATGTATATAGCACAAATTCATTTGGAGCTGAGGTTAAAAGTGATTTTACTGTAGAAATGTTAGTATATGATACTGACAATTTTATATATGATGTTGTCTATCTCAATATTGATGGAGAGACAAGTGGAGAATATGTGAGTCTTGACGAATGGGATGAAACAAATACAAGCGGAGAAAGTGAGTAATCACAATCTCCGCTTTTTCTTAATAATTTGTTCCTATGCAAAGGAAAATATAATCCACATCTGTTGATGTCTTAGCATCTTTGGAATTAAACGCAAGTGTTAAGGTAAAATTATTATCACTGATTGTACCCCATGGGAAACTACTCGGAGTATGTACAAAAATCGGTTCACCTTGTGTTGACATCATTATAGGCACTACTTCTTTTGTTCCTTCTGGTACGGCAATACTTATTGTTGCTTCTACATACTCATTGTTATTTGGCACGGTAAAAGAAGCTGATAAAACATCTATTAATGACTTCGTTTGCGACACAGGGATTAATTCGTTAATGTTTGATGTGATTGCATTAATAAGTCCTGCATTAAAATCGTCACCTGTTTGATCATATTCTGTTACATCTTCAAAACTTACCGTACCATCGGAGTTGTGAATCATGTTGTATCTTCTTTTTCCATTCATTTCGGATGACAGTATATCATCTCTATAGTCATTATTTAATTCCTGCATAATATATTACCTCCTATATTCTAATGTCTTTATATGCTCCCATTCTGAATGGAATGCGTTTCCTCGTTTGTCTTATTCTGTCAAGCATATCTTTTATTTTTCGGCAAGCATTTTCAAGCCGGCTTATCTCTTCGGAGCCAATAAATGCACCATTGTCATAGAATGTTTGCTTAACACCTATATCTTGAGGGAATACAGTGTTATTAATTAGATCAAGATTGTTTTCAAATTTATTAAATTCATCTGCATAATAAAAATCTGTGTAAGTTTTATCTGCACCCATATCTTCAAAGTTTACAACCGGTGCACACAAAAGTTCTGCTTGTTCCTTTAAATAATATATATTATTCTTAATTCTGTTGTAGTCGAAACATTCAAATACATCGCCGCTTTTCCAATTTGTCTTAGGTTCATTCCACAATTAATCCACCGCCTTTCTAGCACTAAGTTTCCCACTCCAGGCACCATTAAATGTAAGTTCATTTTGATAAGCCTTAATTTTGGCCGTTGAACTATTGGTTTTAATCAGATTGAATAAATCCCCGGCATCTACGCTAGGGTCTCCACGCCAACTTATTGAATAATCAACTGCACCTAGGTAATAATTCGCTAACCAATCATCAAGCAAACTAGCTACTTCTGTGTTATCAACAAGTGGGTTGTTCCAATTAACTGTTTTAGTTCCGTTGCTATTGTATCTATGGGTTAATCCTTTAGTGTCCACAACATACTCATATCCACTGACTGTGTACGTAAGTGTTGTATCTTTGTCAGTTAGACCATCAAATTTTAGCATGCAGTAATAGGCACCACTTTCTACAACTGTAACTGTCACATTACTTGCATCAGTGATGGCGGTATAACCGTGACTAGGTGCTGAAAAGTCAACTTTTACAATATTGTTGTTGGAATTGACAGTAATTTTTTCGGACACAAGTTCTTTTTTGTCGGTACCGGGCTTATATGATTGTTTTTGAACGGTAATTGACTTTAATTTATCTTCCATCGTAATAGTTGGTGCATCAAACATATCATCTTTGGACAATTCATAGTCTGTTGCGTCACCAATTCCAACATAGTCTATTGACACTCTTGCGTATGGCTCAACTTTAGTAAACTCTATAACAACTTTGTTCGCAGAGCCATAACGATTGTAGTCTGTCCAGTTAAGGCTATCTACATCGGTAATAACAACATCATCAACAAGCGTATCATTATCATAAGTTTTTATAGTAAATTCAAGAGGTTTACAATTTCTAAAATTAATTATAAATCCATACCAACTGTAAGATATATCTAAATTGAGAATAATTGTAGGATTTGCAGAAAACTCGCCAATGCCGTTTGCTATTTCCTTGCTTACATATCCTACTTCTTTATATATTTTGTTTTTAGGTAAAAAACAAAGGTTACCACTGTCAAGTCGTGAAAAACCCGTGCTGCACATTGCGTAAGCTGTTTTCATGCTCTGCATCTTCTCCTATTCTACGCACAAATCCATTGTGAATGAATGTTTTTCGCCTGGTTGCAGTGTTACCGGCTCGATAACTTCACGTGCTAACATCATTGCTCCCGTGAAAGCACTTGCATAACTCGCATATAACCCTACTTCTGATATGGTTAGTGGTGCATTACCTGTATTTCGTATAACTCTAGTGATAGTTATAATTGAACTTGAAAATGTCTGCGGTATATCTTTAGTTTGTGTGACGATCTCATAGTCTTCTGTCACATTTTCAAGCTTTATATCTGCCGCTGTTGCTGGTGTTGTGCCTGTCCCTAACACTATATAAACTCCGGTTATGGCTGAGCTAGGCGCATTTTTTAAAAGCAACGATGCACCAAACAGCTGTCTAAACCAAGAGTAACTTGCGCTAGCTGTTTTATTTTCTGTGGTTTTACACACAGTATAATTGCCTGAACCCAGTTGACAGTTTAGGCTGACAAGACCGGCGAAATTATTTGTCAACATATATATACTTCCTCCTTTAATCTAATGTATTATCCGTCTCATGTGTCACTCGGCACTGTACCACACCGGATATCATTGTTGTGCTTAATATCTGTGAGTTTGATGTACCTGTCTGTATCTTTCCGACATTCTCAGCCATCACATCAAATGTATCTGTCGCCTCTGTGCTTACACCTTTTTCAGTGATAGCACTGGCGACTTTAGACTTGCCATCACTGACAGATTTTTTTACTTCTGCAACTTCATCTGATATTGTTTTTATACTTTTGTCTATCTTGTCCATGTCTCCTGTGTAATCTGTTCGCCAATCTGGAATATCATCATTACCGAATTGGCATAATCCAAGATTTTTTGTTTTATTTTGTGATGCCAAAAAATCACCTCTCTATTATTTAAGTTTAAATTTTGCTTGCGTAGCATACTCATAAGCTGTTAATTTGTATGTATCATACCTGCTTGCTGTCAGCCTTAACATTGCATACTGTTTAGCTGTCAATGCTCCATTATCATCATGTAACACGCTGTCAATATCACTAAAATCTAATTGTCCATTTGATGATATTGCTTTTGTGGGTGTAATTGCGGATTGTATATGAATCCTATTTTGCCTGTCAATGGACAAAGTGCATCTGCCGGCATTGGCAATTATCTGCAAACACTCTGCGTGCGTAGCAACTGGTAACGGATTGTGCGTTACAGTATTTTTAAGAAAATTATCAAGAAAATAGTTACTACTGTCTGTAATTCCGGCATCCGCCAATACTAGCAATGCCAAATCGTACAAGCTAATCCCATTTGCATAATACTGACCTTTATAGTATTGCCCGGTTAACAATGTAAATCTATCTGTAGCATTAAATGTCGCTTCTCTACTATTAGCCGACCATGCGGATAAGTAAGTGGTTTGCTCCGGCAACCATTCAATATTGCCCTGTCCGTCTACATCATAGCCAAACTGTACTTTAACCTCTTGACCGATTCCCATATACTGTATTGCACTGTCTGGATTGTCTGGATCGTAATATTGATCTTGATTATCAACTTTAATCATAACATCCATTGATGGTATGGTTTCTGCTACTGGAGATACATATTCTTTGCTACTGTAGTCCATTACCTCTTCGTTGGTAAATGTTTTTGCAAGACCACACTTAAATGAGTATATTCTCAATCTATTCTGCCCGTAACGCATTTGAGTTGGTTCGATTGTAATAAATGTTATGTCTGTAAAAACATCTTCCGTTGTCCACACTTCGTCAGCATTACGATAACGTGTAGTGCCATTGTTAGTAATAACATCAAATTCAGTCGGATAACATTTTCCAAAATTGACAGTCAAGCCCTTAATAGTATGCGAATTTGCTAGCACCATTGTAACTGTTCCCATAATATCAGCAGTTACAATGCCGTTGTTATAGTAATCGGTGCCAGTTCTAGGCAAGAAAAAAGCATTGCCATCGAGGACAGCAATGCCAGGTTCTGCTGTAGCATATATTCTAGTTACTTCTTCGCCATCAAAAGGGGCAATGTCATTAGAATATGCTACTGTTTTTGTTTGTTTGTCTAGTTTTATTTCGTTTTGGGCTCGGGAATTTACAAGGCCTATTGTTGCTTTGATATAACCTCTGTTTCGGTTAAGGGACTTCATAGATTCCTTATATTTTTTGCTTACATTTTGCATTACATCACCTACCAGTATCTATAAGATTGAACTGACAGTTACGATATTTAGTTACTATGTGCGATTTTGGACTTGCAAACAATGGTTCTGCTGTTCTGTCACCCGGATACATTATAATTGTTATCGGCTTGCCTGTTCGGTAATCCTCAAACGTTACTGGAATATAAAATGGTTCAACTGCTTTTAGCATTGCTTGCCAAATCTTAGGTTCAAGACCGACCCACTTCATATTATCCAGTTTATACAAGTCTCTACCAATCCTTTGACCGATAGTTACATTGTTTGCATTACGCCCAGCATTAACTGTCGTTGTAATAGTATAAGTAAAGCCAACAGCGGGACATGGAAAGTCCACACCGTTGACATTTAAAAAACTTGATAATCCTTGTGCCATATTATCACCTCTATGCTGTTGTAAATTGATAACCGTTACGTGATCTACGCCTATCCGTTTCGCTGACAAGGGTTCGACCATCAATATTGATAGATGTATCTTTATCTGCTGTTTCCCTTGTATTCCGAGCAATTTGGGAGAGATAAGGCGTAAGTGCATCATCAACCGCTTGTCTAACTCCATTGGCAATGCCGGCGGTAATCTGCTCATTATTCGCAACAACAGACTTGCCGTTGTCGAATTTACCCATAATTTCGCCTTGATTTGCCCTGAACCAACCATCTTCCGGAAATCCACCGGTTGCGTAAGTCGGCATAAAGCTAAACGTACCAGACATTGCTTGCTTAAGTGGGTCTGATGCTTGCTTAACATTGAATTTTATTTCCTTTTGGGACATACCCATGAAAATTTTGTTTGCGGCATTTTCACCAAGTTTTTTTAGGCCTTCATCTGTCTGTGTCTTAATATTGTATTGTACGCTTTTTCCGGTAAAGTTCTTTTGCAATGTGTCGTTAATTGACTTAACCGCACTACCACTAGTTGTTGGCTTGCCGTTAACAGCGGTATTTGCATTATACTTAACTGTTTTATCTTTCCAGTACCGACTGAAAATATTGGATATGCTAGAAAGTTTTTCACCCGTAGTTGCATTTTGACCGTTTATAGCAGTCTGCGCATCGTACTTGGCATTCTTGCCCTTCCATACAGACGACCACCGATTAGCTATTCCGGATAAGATGCTGCTACTTGGTGTATTTTGTCCATTTGTGGCGGTTTGCGCATCATACTTAGCACTCTTGCCTCTCCAAGTATCGGCCCATAATTTTCCTATATTTCTTATGGTCGCTACGTTGTCTGTCTTATTATCATTTACTGACGTGTCTACGTTGTAATCAACATTTTTTCCATCAAAAGCCGATATAGCACCGCGAACTGATTTATTCAGTTTTTTATAGTCTTTATCAGTCTTTCCGTTGGTGGTCGTATCAATATTGAACTTGTTGCTTATGATTCCTGATAATCCAACTATAGGGCTTGTTTTCATTCCGAATTTTGCAACACTGCTTAATTTGTCCGCAATTTTCTTGAGATATTCCCAAAGTGTTTTCAATTTTTCAGTAATTGAATTTAAAACAGGCTTAATAATATCCCATGCAATTTGAACTTTTGCACTTATATCCGCAATTTTTTTAACAATCCAGTTACCAATTAATTGCCGAATAACTGAACTAATTGCTGATGCAACAGCCAATATAGGTGAAAGCACAGTTTTTATTGAATTTAATGCCGGAGAAATTTTTTCACCTATTGCATTGGCAACTTTTGAAATAACCGAATAAACCGTACTTAACAAATTTGAGACTGTGCTTAATGCGGGTTTTAATACTGTTACAACCTTATCTGTATATGGAGACAACTTGCCCACACCAGATTTGATCTTGTTGATTATGTCAACAATTAAATTCATTGGTGCAATAATATATTCAAGTGCTTTTTTTATGCCCTTGAATAATTTTGAATTGGATATTTTGCTATATGCACCTTCTCCAAATACTTTATCAATTATTGCTTGGCCTACACCTTCATATATTTGCATTGGAATCTTAGGTATTTCCTTGGCCATAGTAATAATCAAAGAACCAAGGTTCCAAACAAGGCTTCCCCAATTGATACTACATATAAAATCCACAACTTTTTGGCCAAGTTTTTGCCAGATGCCGTCTTGATTAATAGTATCAAAAGCACTAACTATTGTTTTACTTATTCCTATTGCAAAGTTAGATAAGGTCGCCCCTGTAAGTCCAGCGTCCCATGTGTTAAGAAATCCAGTTATTGAAGATATAAGCGATTTACCCAAGTTTTTCCAATCAAAATTAATTGCAAAAGTATTTCCAGCAGTAAGCGCTGTATTTATTGCGCCAGCTATTGTTGAACCAAGATTAGAGAACAATCTCGGAGTAATGAGGCCATTCAAGAAGTCGGCAAGTCCTTTGCCAAAATTTTTTGCCTTTTTGTATACCTTATTCCACTTAATAGATTCCATTGCCTTAGATAAGCTATCACTGATATACTTGCCTAATTGGTTAAGGTTCTTGATGCTAGACTTGTAAAGTCCCTCTGCTTCTTTGATTATATACTTAAATCCGCTGTCACCACCAGCACCGCTTACACCAGTGCCACCACCAGACCCGTTACCTCCACTTGTACCCGTGTCATTGTCCGGTTCAACAACATTTAACTCATCAATTCCAAGAAGATGTGTTTTTAAATCTTTGGCCGCTTTGGCGGCTTTTTTAGTTCCGCTTGCCATATCATCAGCAGCACCGGCAGCACCTTCAAAATCATCAGATATAAAAACCTTTTGTATCTCCAACTTCCAGCCGAATATTGCACCAAGGGCATTGACTACCTTTTCGGAGAATGCATAAACCGCCGATAAAGCCTTATTAAGAGCCTGTATAAGAGGTTTAAGCATATTAACAAATGCATTACCCCAAACACCAGCAACCATCTCTATTTGCTCCTGCAAGACACGTAACTGGTTAGCCCATGTCTGGCTTGTACGTGCAAAATCCCCTTGTACATTCTTGGTGTTATCCATGACATACTGATATCTCAGCATTGTTTTTTCCAACTGAGTCATAGAAGATATGTTGGCGTCAAGACCTTTTTTCATTGCATACTCTTTGAGGGTTGCATTAGTAAGGTCAATACCAAAAGCTCGCATAGGCTCTGTCTCACCAGTAAAGATTGACCATAATTTACGCGAACTCTCTTCCTGCGAAATATTGTAGAAAGAAGCTAAGTCGGCTGACAGTGCAGTAAGTTGTATCGACATATCAGACATATCTTTAACAGGGGCTCCCATTGCGAGTCCCATAGCTTGAAATCTACCAGCTGTCTGTTTTGCCGACAGTTCTGACATTCCATACATTTTTATTGATGTTTTGGAGAATTGCTCCAATTTGTCCGTGTATTGGCCAAAAGTATTAACAACAACATTCTGCACCTCAGTAAGATCAGATGAAATGTCTATGGCTTTTTTGAATCCACTTAAAACCCTTTGTGCTGCCCAAAATGCCGCATATAGTTTTCCGACTGCTGAAGCAAGACTCCATATATGTTTTCTAGCGCTTTTAGCACTGCTGCCCATGCCGGAAAAACTATTCTGTATACCTCTACTCGCACTTGCTGTTCTACTTCCTTGTGCTGCCAGATTTGCAAGTGCATGAGTCATTTGTATTACATTTTGTGAAACTTGTGGTGCTGTAGCCATAACTTGCATAAACTTCTTAAGTTCTGCTGCAAGTGTCCCTAGTCCACCTGCTGTTTGTGTGGCTTTTGCACCTACTGATGCAAGATTGCCAAGTGCAGTGGTCATCTGTATTGTTCCAGTGGATAATTGCGGTGCAAGTGCCATGGTATTAAACAGATTGCGAAGCGTAACGGACAACTGTGGCAATGCTGCTGATACGATACTTGCTTTTTGCCCAGAATTTGCAAGTCTACCAACTGCATTGGTGAGCTGTATTACATTTGTGCTAACGTTCTGTGCACCCTGTAACGTGCTAGATAAGCCTACAATTGCATTTCCAAGTTGGCCTATAGCATTTATATTCATGCCGTTAATGTTCGAATTAGACAGCCTTGTAATGGAATTAATGAAGTTCGTAAGGCCCTTGTTGTTGAACTGCATGTTTCCTAATACTGATATACTGGAGGCAAGTGGGCTTATGCTATTTGCAACCGCTGTAAGTTTTGCGCTGTTGATGTTTTCAAATTGCTTTATACCCTTGGCAGCTCTGTTAAAATCAGGCATTTTTACATTTTTTATTGCATTCATGCCCTGTGCAAGCTGGTTCATGCCCTGTGCAAACTTGGCTATACCATTACTATCAATTCCTTGCAATGTCTTAGACAGTGTGCCGAGCTTATTTGACAGTTTATCTACTGCATTAACTGCTTGAGTTGCACTTGCATGTATTTTAACTTCAAGATTATCTACTGTTGCCATGTTTCACCGCCTTGTTGTAATAAAAAAAGACGGCAAAAACATCAGTCCTTGCCGTCAATCATATTGTGTGTCCTATCCCATTCTTGTTTTGCCTTTAATCGTTCTTCAATAAACTCATTTCTAAGTCTATTTACCCTATCTTCTCCATTTTCCATAAGTGGAGCTTTAAGATACTCTGAACTTGCTTTCTTGCCGTTAAGGCAATGATCTATTGCAAAGCAAAGAGCAGATCTGACATACGTTCCTACCCATGCATATACTTGTGAGTCGTGTTCTTTTTCTGCCATATGATATGCTTTTTCATATGGTTCAAGCTCTGCTGGGCAAGATTTGTCAATATCCTCAACTGTAAGTCCATAGCCTTTGGTCATCATTAACCAACGGGGTAGTATTTCGTTACAGTAATTTTCGTAATTAAAATCTTTGTTATCCTGTTCAAGGATTATTTCTGTGCCTGATTCTGCACTTTCGCTATTTCCACCTCGAACAGTCTCTTTAAAAAACCATTGTGAAGCATCTCATTTGAGATATCCTCCTGAAGCTTAAGAAAATCTCCGTTTTCCTCGTCCACAAAATGGTCAAGCATATCCTCAACCTTACTAAGCTGTTCGTCACGGCCTTTTCCTGTAGTTAAGTTGTAGCCAAACTCATCTGAATGATTAGCCTGTAATCCAGCAAGTAAAATTTGTGGCATTAACAAATACATTTGCTCCATTCCCTCTATTGCTCCAACTCCATCGTCTGTACTTGACTGCATTACTCCAATTCTTGCCAGCTTGCTGATAAATCCAGCCCTAGCTACCGCCTTATTACCAAACTTAATATTGTATTTCTTGCCATTCATTGTAATTGTCATAATATTTTCCTTTCCTCCTACTCTTAATAGGAAAGGGGCAGTCCGAAAACCGCCCCTTGTTTGCTTAATACGTATAATCAGCCGGTTTTATATCTTTTGTATCGTCATCACTCAGCACGGCTGTATCTGAGCGGTTTGTTATTCCCCCGGTGTAAAAGCTACCTTTGTATCAAAGCCGACAAGGTCTTCGAGTATAAGGTTAATCTCAACCGTTAAGAGCTCATTCTGACCCTTTGAAGCTACTGGAAGAACTGATGGCGGCTGAGCCTTGATAAACTCTGCCTTGGTAAATCCAGGTGTGATCGTCTCAAACCACATAGATTTGCCTGTTCCCTCTAACTTTTTGTACTCTTCAAGCACCTTTTCCCATTCTGCAAGTGTATCTGGTGTCCAGTTTACTGTTACTGTATATGTATCAGATACAGTGGTTCTACCAGATATGTTTTTTGTGGAATAATCTTCAAGAGCAGATGCGTCAATAGCCTCAGGTTCTGCTGTAGCATCGCCAAGCTCATTGATTCTGGTCAACTGAGTAAATTTGGTCGGCTTTTCGCCTGCGACTGTTTCAACACCATAACCAAAAGTAATGCCCAGTGTACTTAATCCTGGTACTGCCATGTCTTTACCTCCTTAAAAATGTGCATAAAAAAAGAGCCACATGGCTCTAATTGCTAACTATAATATTGTGTCACCAGCCCCAAACACACGGCTAAATCGCATGTTACATATATAGGTTCCACCATTAACATCGTATTGAGGTGTTCCGATGACTGAAAATCTCATTTGTTTATATATGTCCGTTATTTTGGACACAATCTTTCTACATTCGCTGTGATTCTTGTTGGAAGTTACATCAACCTGTATTGTCTCTCTTACAGCGTTGATTGTCTGTCCCTCTAAATCTTGTCCCAGTTCCATTCCGGGTAGTTCGTGAATATAGACTGTTGGAAATACTGCCGGTTGATCTGATTCACCTTTATCTGTAACGTTAAGCGTTGGGTATTTATCCTTAAGTTGTTCTGTTGCTTTAGCCTTGACAATGCTATATATTGTCGGGCCAAGTTCTATTGCCCATGCATTATCCATTGTCAAACACCTCTTTCACAACGTTCTTGACTTTTCTTTCAAGTTCACGAGCAGTATTATACATATATGGCCTAGATGGCATACCCTCCGTAAACCACCAATGACCATTATCATCTTTGTAAAACCAACCGATTCGACCATCTTTGAGTTGGTGGATTGTTTGACCGCTTGCATATTGCCAAGATACTCCCGGAGGTAATTCGCCTTTGTATGGTTTCTTTTGTCCTATAACACCAGTTCCAAACTCAACAAATGCTGCGTGATCTGTTCCGGCTACAACCGCCCAAATGTGACTGCCCTTTGTATCTGTAACGCATTCTGATTGTATACTTTCAATCAACTCACCTTTAAAGATGGCATCTAAATCCGCCAATTGCACTCTAGCAACTTCTACACCATCATCAGCCAATCTTTCAGCGATAATGGCACATTTATGGTTAAGCCTTGCTTGATAGGCTTTAAGCTCCTTGATTGCATTCTGTAAACTACTCACAGACAAAGATACATCTATTGTTTTTTTCACTTGACCACCGCCTTAAGGACATATTTTGTTGACCGCAAAGCTGGCTTGACTCCTACGACTGTAAAATCAGCAGAAGTTTTATCAATATAGCCATCCTCTGTGTATTCAACTTTGCTATCAAGCCATATAATGTCACTTTTTTTGATAGGGTATGCTCCTCTATCTGTAACTATGATTGCGTCAAAATCGTTGACATCAAAGCCATATTCTTTTGCTTGTGCCTCACCGCCAGAGAAAGAGATATTCGCCCTAAATGATATAGGCTCTTCGTATGATATTTCCTTATGGTCTATAAGAGGTATTTTTTGTCCCTCTTCTGTAACGAAATATTTTATATTGCCGTCATCATCTTTTTCGTATATCTCCACCTCTTTGCCGTAAGGAGCATACTTCATAGATTGCTTATTAATCTCAAGTGACATTACTTCACATCCTTGCCAAATCGTTTCCAAAGCTCAGATAACTTTTCCCAACCGTACATTGCTACAAATGCAACTACAAATCCGGCTAGGATAGCTGCAAGAATCATATACCAAAGTATTGTCATATGTATGTACTGCATATAGGCAATAAAAGCCACAACGGTAATACCTATGGACAGCACAAGCACCAATATGTCGGTTGGAATCTTCCTAAATACACCAACGCCTTTGATTACTTGTGTAATTACCGCTACAACAAATGTAAGTGCGCCTATGACAGACATTATAATAGCCATGTTGGCTACAAGACTTTGTATAACATCCATTTTTACACCTCCTTGCTTTCGTTGAGTCGTGCCTCCATTCCATCTATGCGATGATGAAGTGACTTGACGCTTTCCTCAACTTTAATAATTCTGTTGTCGTGAGAATTAAGCTCTTTTCTCATTTCCACAACTTCATCTTTTATATCCTTAGTATTGCTAGATATGGCATCTAACTTCATATTTATGCGGGTGTTTTCTCGGACTCTATCCTCTAGGTCTGAGTTATCAGTTCTTCTATTATTCTTGAGATTCAGCACAAGGCTGACAACTCCAAAAAAAATAGAGAAAGTAACCGATATGATGCTGATAATTATTGCTACTGGCATATATCTACCGCCTTTCTCTTATGTTTGCATACTGCCCACCACCACCATAATGTATGCCCTCTGCTACCGTTGGGTAACGCACAATCTTCTATAATATCTCAACAAATGGGAATATATCAGCTAGCAGCTTATTTCTGTCAATCCAACTACGGCTGACTCCATTTTCACCGAAACTTGCCATGTATTCCTCACCAGCTTGAGATAAGTCATATACTGCCAAACTGACTATATTGGTAGTATATCGTTTCATATCTTCTTCTATTTGCTCATCTGTGTAATCGGATGGGTAATTACGCTTGTTGCGTATTTCCTGCTTAATTTCTTCAATATGCTGCTCTATTCTTGGATTATCCTGTAGATCAGTCCACTTGATAGAGTCATCGTCACCGACTTCATATTGACCTTTTCGTATTTTGACTTGCTCTACCAATGTGTATTCCATGACTACCTCCTACTCCTACAAAGCAAAATGAGCTATAAGCACTTCTTTTAATGCGCCACCTGTCATGTTTTCGGCGTTATCTATGCCCTCCGATATTGCAAGCGCTTTTAGATCGTCTGTTGACATTCTGTTGATTTCGGTCTTGGTGTGAGTGACAACATCGGCACCAGAAGTAGTTTTCTCTACCTCTGGTATTTCATCACCGCAGTTGTACCACACGCCACCACTTTTTATGCGATGTGTAGCGGTCATTAACTAGTCCTCCTTAACTTTCATAACAAGGACTGAATCCATGCCCTCGAATGTTGGAAGTCCAATCATAGATACTACGCAATGTGTATTGATAGGATGGTTTGTCTGATATGTATATACAGAGATACCAGTTTCAACGATAGACAGTGTTCCGTCTGTTGTACTTCCACTTCTCTCCTCTGGGGTCTTGCCAAATACATAATCGCCAAGATATACACCGCCTGATGTTGCCGACACAATTCCTGTTGGCACAAAATACTGTGTCTTTCCGTTTTCGTCTACATACAGCTTATCGTATATTTCAATCTCAATGCCGTAGCCTTTGAGATAATCTACGACCTGTGCCTGCTGTAATCTTATTCCACCAGTATAAGCAGTTATGCCAAGTACCTGTTTCTTTGTGTCCTCCGCTTTAATAAGCATTTCCCATGTCTCGGTGTTCATGGTAAATCTTGTCAGAGAGTAGCCGGTGTTCTTTGCAAACGTGCGTCTTGTTGTAATAAGATCATCCAGTGGAGTTGCGGTTGCTGACTTATCCCATGCGCTTGTTGTCTTAAACTCAACAAAATGATTTTTCTTATGTTCTTCTCCTGCATCTGCTGTGTAGTCAACATAATATGGCTTACCACCAATTGTTACTTTAACTCTTGGTATTCCGTCTGTAGGTGCAAGTAACTGCCAAATCTGACGCTCTGGTACAACAAGACCACCTTCAATAAGCATTAAAGGCTTTTTGCTGATCTCTCTGAGTACATTGTCGGCAAGGTTAGAGTTCTCGGCACTTCTGTAATTGTCGTACTCTTGCTCCTCTTCCTCTGTTACCATGTAAGATTCGCGGTAAAAAGGCATTTTATTCTGAATGTCAGAGAATCCGCCGACGTCTCTTAACTCTGCCTGTGCGTTAAAATTAGACGCTTTAAGAGATACTGGAAGTCCGCTTTTGCCCTTGATAAATCTAAGGCTAAGGCTATCTTGTTTTCTTGTTCCGAACTTCTGTCTGCCAAGATAAGGGGCAGAACCTAATGTTTTCTGATAGTTGTCCCACATCACGCCAAGACTTCTGGCAGTGAATGCTTCACTTAATGGTAATGCTGGCATATTTATCTACCTCCTGTTTATTCCTCACCTTTTATAGGGTCAGCTCCGTAAAAAGTGACTCTCGGTGTTGCTGTTCTTGCTGTGTCTGCGATTGAGAGTGACTTAACTTTTTCCCAATCTATTGTTCCTTGATATACATAAGTTCCTGGTGCGTCACCCATTGTTACATCTACATCCGCAAGTAGATATCCAAGGCACTTGTTATCATTACTTGGAAATGGTGTTCCTGCTGGAACAACTTTTCTTCCGTTTGCATCTGCACTAGGCTGCATCGTCTGAAGAACTAGACAAGCTGCGCCCTCATAAGGGAAAAACTTTAAAATGCCTTTACCCTGTGTAAAATCTCTTACAATTGGCTTACCCATTATTTTACCTCCTATAAAACATAATGATTGGCGTCCTTGCTCGCAGGACTACCAAACAATATTCTTTCTGCATTTGCTACATCTGCTGGTTTTTCATCGGATTTCCCACCTGCACCACCATTACCCGGTGGTGTTGAGCCATTGGCTATCTCTTTCTCTTTAGCCTGGGCGGCGGCAGTTTCTTTGTCTGCGATAATCTTTCCAAGAGCGTCATAATCCATGGATCCATCATCCTTAACTACTAGCTTTGCTTGTTCAGCGGAAATCTTGAATTTTTCGGCTGCACTTGTTCTCTGACTTGCAATTGCCTGTGTCTTTTCGAGCTCTGCTATCTTCTTCTGAGCATCTTCAAGAGCTTTAGCATTTCTTTCTGCCTCAGACATACTCTGCCCCTTTAAATCCTCATACTCTTTTTCGATAGCTTTGAGTCTTTCAAGTTCTGTGTTGTTCTTGTTTGCCTTTGCATTAGCAGATTGAACGTCCTTACCATTTTCAGCCATGACTTTTTCGATCTGCTCATCGGTCAAACCCATTGATACTAAATCTTCTCTTTTCATTGATTACCTCCGTATGTCTACGTTTTTATACGGTGCAACGCCACCGATTGACATTGCCGTTTTCTACGCTCACGGCACTTGCGAAATTTTGTATAAAAAAAGCAACCACAAACGTGATTGCTAATTTCCATTAATTATATTGTTGTATTGTTCTTCTGTTATCAGCCCTTTATCATGGGCTTGCTTAACCATTTCAGCATTCCATATATGATAGACTTGATACCATTTTTTTATTTTCTCAAACATAGGCTATTCCTCCGTCAGCAGTGTGTTAGTCATCATTGCCGTATATGTTACTTGTGCGTCTATACGCTCAATATCAGACGGTATTTTGGCTGGTTCATAGCCGTCATACTTCTGAGGATTGTTATTGATATCTTGGAGATCAAGACTTTCAACAGGAGCATGAAACTGTGTTCCATCATACTCATAGTATGTATGTGTTTTTGACTGCTTTCCGGGTTCTGCATATTCCTCTGTCTTAACTCTTTCATTAAGACACAAGTACACCCATGCTATTCCTTTGGTATCTATTTTTATAACAACTTCTTGCTGTGATTCTTCTGCTCTTACTATCATTGCTTACCACCTTTCTTGCTACCTTAAGCAATTTGTATACCCTATAACCGCAAAGGCCGATAAATCCATCATCCATATACATCTGTTATATATTTAAGGTTATGTCAAGGGGTGTTCCCCTTAACAATCCCCCTAAAAGCTTTTTAATCGGCCGACAAGCAATCCCAGCTCGCCCCGGCAAGCCTGAGCCCGCAATGCAAGAAACAAAAGCCCGCATTCGCGCCACCCCTGAGAGAACCGCCCTGGTAATATTCTCTAGCCCCACTAGTGCTAGTGCCACCTGCATAAAGAAGATCTTTATTGCCTTGACCACTATTAGCCACTTGATTTGTAGACAGCCATGCTCCATAATTCTGCTCCACATCACCTGTCCAATAATCTGAACCTTTGCCGTCTGTGCTTGCCGCAATATTTCCGACAAGCAAGTAGCTTGATTTTATAGTGCTTTCATCTGTAACATGTTTTGTTCCCCTAGGAGCAACATACACATCCTTAGAATAATCAGATTTAAACATCATTACTGTGTCAGATGCTATTGTTCCACCACCAATCAGATACTCAACACCCTGTATCCTACAAGGATGTTTTCCACCCGAATTGCTAACAGGAGAGCCATCATGGTGTCCAATTACGGCATCAGTATCACCACTATGTGCATGCATTGACGTCATGTATATCTCTCTTTCGCCAACCGGTAGAGTATCAAATGGTTGGCAGTCAAGGTATACCGCCTTATTGCTATCGTCAAGCGTTTCTATTGCTGTGATTTTTACATCATCAGCATAAGCATGAACACTTGATACACCTCTATCAAGTGAGCCAGAAGTATCGGCATATCCAACAGATACACATAATCCTACTTGCAAATTATCAGCTTGTGCGTTTGTAACCGGAAAATAATTATGCTTATCTGCTGATTGCACGCTTGATGGATATTGTATGTTCCAACTTGTTACACCCGCCATGCTATCTTGACTTGACTTATTTGCATACTTGATGAGGTTAAATATCTGTGCAAATGTATATCTGTCTGAGCCAGCTCCAGTATAGCCGGTGCCTTTCTTGCCATAGTTGGTTATCATGTTTTGATAACTTTGATTTCTTGCGACTTTGCCTCGCTGAGAATGCAGTAACCCATCTGAGCCTGTAACACTTAAGTATCTCGACTGAATGAAATAAGGCATTATCGTGCCATCTGCACGTACCGCTTGTTCCCATGGTTTAAGTCCGAGTTCTTCGTGTGGTGTATCGGATATAACAAGTTCCCTATACTCGTCTGACACATCAAGCCAAGCATAGTAAAATGTCATTTCCATGGCGCCCATATCTGCATCGCCATCTGTTTTGTAGGTGCTGTCACCCATAAATGCCGTAGGGTATGCAAAACCATCATCGTATCGCTTATAATTGACCTCATACCACTTAAATAATGGTATGTTTTCGTAATCATCTTGATTTTCTACTGTGTCCGTAGACGGTACGCAAACAAGGCCTTTATTATCCCTTGTTTTTTCACACAAAGATGTAGGATTTGATGTCGATTTTGGAACTTTAACTCCGTATATCTTGCCTGTTCTTTGCAAAGAAAAGAACTTGTCAAGTAATATGTCGTTAAGATTATCCACAGTGTCCTTAATTGCATTTATAGCGTCACCAGTTGCCTTTGCATCTGCTGGTGTATTTTCAATAGTCAAGGTCTTGTCCGTAGGCACTGGATTATTCTTAAGATACTGCTCTACAATCTGTTTTATCTGGTCATCGGTAATACCGCCCTTTTTTATTTTCTTATTGAGTAATGCGTATACTTCCTCTGCATTCATGTGCGCACCTCTCTATTCCTGTTTTATCCAACTCTGCCCGTCAAATTTATATAAATCTGTCGTGTCTATCATGTAGCACGAACTACCAAGTGACACGTATGTTGGTAGCTTATCTATATCCTTAGACAAAGCGTTGTATTCTCTGTAATTTCCCTTTGATTCAAGTGCCGTAATGCTACCCATATCAGGTACATTATCACCTGGTTCATACACTTGTCCGTCTTGGACTACTGTATATCTAGTCATCATTGTTATTACCTCCGTTGCCAAGATTATCTACTATTTCTTGTGCTTTTTGTTCCTGTTGCTCTGCATTATCTATAGTTAGATATATCTTATCCAAGTATTTCTTGGACAGCAAAAATGTTTTTTCTGCATCTCCCCACAATCCAACAGTTTTGATTGCGACAAGTGGATGTATTCCAGCCTGCAATAGAACAACCAGAGTCTGAGCTTTGGTGTACATATTATCCTGTGGGCTATGGTTTATCTGCACTGAAAAATCTCTAACTGTCAACTTCAAATCATCTGCATACAGTCTGATTGCATTAAGTGCAAGTTTTGCAAGTCGTTTTTCCGATGTTGCAACAAGAGGGTCTTTTAACTTTGTCCGTGTCTTGCTAAAATCCCAGCCGTTTCTTAACTCGACAGCTCCTTGCGTATCTCCACCTGTGTTACCTTGCTTAGTTGGAATTGCAAGAATTGTCTGAACGTTATCCCACAAATCGTCTTTGGCAACCTGAGTCTGAGATTGATTAAGCTCTTGCGACATAACATCTACATCAGCATTGTTGACACCATTAGTCGATTTAACAACTAGGGCGCCCATTTCTTTCATAGCTTTAAACTTGTCCTTGTCAACGTCGCAATTAACAAACTTAATCCATGACTGCACGAACTGTTCTATGCTATCCATTCTGTTAGATTGCATGTTGTTTATTGCGTCAAGCATATCTATTACAAGCTCTACATCACTTATTCTTTCGTGATTATTAGGGTACTCAACAATCGGTATATCTCCGTAAGCGTGTAATCTCCAGTCTACAACTGTACTGTTATATATCTTGCACTCATGTGTGGCTGTGTAGCATTGCTTATACCACTTACCATCACTGTCCTTAAGTTCCGTGACGGCAACCATCGGTTCTTCGGTGCTGCTGTTGTATATGATAAAAGTATTAAGTGGACAAGGCGTAACAATCCTGAACGGCACATCGCCGTTTGGATTAAACTGGATAGCTTTAAATGCTGTGCCAGTGGCAGATTGCCATTCACCAGCCTTTATGTCCTTATCTTGCTTACAAGCGTCTACCATGTAATCATTCAGATCGTCAACCGCATTATTAATTGCATCATCATCTTTACGGCTGATGTACTGTACTGGTTCTCCGTAAGTTTGTCCGACTTTGAATTGCACAATTTCATATGCATGATTTTCTACGATGTAATTGATTACATCATCACGAATTACTTTAGTTCTGTACCTTATCGGTTGGTCGCCTTTGTAATAATTCCATAAATACTTTATAATTGGCTTATTCCAGTTAAATACTCCTATGCACTCACCAACTACATTCACAATATTATCCGATGTAATGGTGTCTACATTGGTATATGCTATTTTTCTACCATAGTGGCCTCTTACAAGGTCTTGCAAATGTAATCTGTTCATGTCAACTCCTACTTCATGAGTTCATTTACTCTCTTTTGAATCTTATCAGGATCATAACCTGCTGCCTTAAGCCTATCGATACGTTCCTGTCCGTTGCCCCAGCGACCAGCAATGACCTCATGTGCAACTGCATTGATGATCTTATCCTGTGTCATCTGTGATGTCTTGACGAGCTTGTTTACTGCTGCCTGTACCTTTGCATAATCATATCCAGCCTTTGTCAATCTGCTCTTGCGATCAGCACCATTGCCCCACTTGCCCACAAGGACTTCCTTTGCAATGGTATTGATGCTCTTCTTGCCGGCTGTCGGCTTTGCAAGTACGGATACGGCTCTTCTGCCTGCCAGCTTATTCCAGCTTGCAGCGCTGATATATGCCTTGTTGAGATCAAGGCTGCCGCTGTAACCTGAGAGCTTTCCGACAGATGTGTACTGACGGATAAGACAGTTATAAGCTCCCTCGTTCCATGGATGCTCCTGGTATCCAGTCTCAACATAGTCTGGGTACTGAGCCACCCACAGGCCATATCCAGCCTTTTTTACGGCGTTCATAGCACTCTTCTGGATGTAGATAAGCGGTTTGATGCCGGTCTTTTTCTGCACATAACTGCACCATTTCAGACACCACTCAAGATCATTCTTGCCAAACTGAGAGTTATTCTTTGCCTCCCAGTCAAGTACAATGATTGCTTTGCCGATATACTTCTTGACATATGCAAGGAAGTAGTCAGCCTCTTTCTGTACGTCACCGCCGTTGGCGTAATGATACGCACCTAACAGTTTTTTCTTGTTCAGAACTTTGTCACAATGACTTGTAAAGTATCTGTTCTTATAGCTTGTTCCCTCAGTTGCTTTGACAATGCAAAAATCAAAAGGAACTTTGCTTAAATCTATATTTTCATCGCCTTGCCAGGCACTAATATCTATTCCGTTCATTGTTTGTACCTCCTGTTTGCATTAAAAAAGCACCAGTAAAGCTACTGGTGCCTCTAAAGGGTTTATGAGGTTTGAAAAAGTATGAGAAAAAACAAAGTGTTTATCAATCAACTTGTTCATGATATATTATATAATATGTTTTATGGGACATTCTAGGACATTTAGGGACTACTTATATATGTTCCCCCATTTTTGCTCAAATTCTTGTAATGCTTTACCGTGTCTTCGTATGATTTGCTTGTAGCAGTAGTTCATCTCTATTGCCATTTTTTCAAAAGTCTTTTGCTCAACGTATCTCGAAAATAAAATCTGATAAGTCATTTCGTCGGACATACTATCTATCTGAGATATAATTATTCGTTTGTTGTCAATATATCTATCAACAAGCATATCTATTTCATTTTCCATTTGCTCAATTTTGGACACAATCTTGTCCATAGTGTCGTAGCTAGGTGATGACTGCACTCTTTCATCATTTTTGACTGCTGATACACTACAAGCCATAGATCTGTACTGTGCAAGTTCCACTAGCTTATTATTGATAAGTCGGTCATATCTGCCTATTTGTTGTAAGTATTCCTTTGTTTCCACCAATCAATACCTCCTAAATGGATTTAATGTCGCCTCTGCTACTGCTGTATTTTCTGGATTTTCGATAAACATTTCCAACTGAGTGATTCCGTCTGCTGCATCATCATGCTCATTGCCACCAATGCTAACAAACATTGTCAGCTCATCCATAGCAGCTTGATATTCGTCATCTCTGTAATACCTCTTTATTCCAAGTTCTGCATCTTTTTGCATCTGTTCTTGGGTTCTTCTATGTGTGTCCAAAAATATAAATTTACGTTTTACATCGCCGGAATAAGCTATTATCTTTGCTAACTTTTCAACTTTGTTTGGTGCTTTGCGACTTGAGCATGAACATTTATAGCCCTGTTCTTGCAGTTTTTCATCTACATATTGGCAATAAAGATCACCACCAACATTACCCTCAAATCTAGTTTGCCTTATTCCATTTTCAATAATTCGACCTACAACAAGTGGCACTGTAATCTCTTTTGTGCCCTTATTAAACACCCAACCTATGATATACACATCACCGTTGTCATATTCAACGCCAATAGGCATTGATAAGCTATCGCCGCCACCCCAGGCTATATCTGTAACACCAATGTACCTACAATCTCCGTCTGGTAAAACTCCGTTAAAATATCTAAGGCTATCTGTTGGAAATAGCAATCCTTCACGGACGTAAGGCTTTTGCATGAACTTAGCCATCCATTCAGCGTTATCCAACTTGTCTCGCATATCTCTATAGTATTCCGTGGAAAATCCGTTTATTTCATAGTTGAAATTACTTTCGTCATTCTCATTAAGTGCCGGTATTTGCCTAAATCTATATTGAGGGTCTTTTTCATATTGTTTTCTGAGACGTTCCAGTGGGTCTAGGACATTCCAAAGAGTACCAACCATCAATTCTCTTGCACCGTCGTTTTTACGGTCTACCATTTTGTTAAGGTATTCCTGATAGGTATTCTCCATACGTGTAGGTGACAGAGAATGTTCACGATCACGCACAAGGTCATCGACATACAGATATCCGTCCGCTGATACATCAACGGCACCTGTCCATGTGCCATCAATACCCCTACAAGTAATTGTTGCAAATCTGTCCGGATCACCAAGTGTAATCGTAAATTCATCCGCACTTTTATCCGTAACAACTGATTTGTATTTTGGATGGTAATAACCAAACAATTCTCCAAATGTATACTCGGGCGTTGATACAAGATTCATAAGTTCTTTGTAAAATCCCTTAGCAAGTATTCCTGAATGTCCACCCATTGCTGAATGGCTATTTGGTCTGCGTAGCATAATCCACGCAAGGAAAAAAATGCAAATTGTACTCTTTCCAACACGGGACGGCATAGACAAGCCATAGAACTTGATTTTGCGCTGTTCCAAATCTTCCAAATCTTGTGCAACAACATTTAAGGTTTTTCGCCTAGGCTGATAAAATCTCTTCTGCCAAGCTCTATTCTTCTCCATGTAAAAAATAAAGCTTTCAAATTTATCATAAGATTCAAGTTTTAGAATTTGATAATATTGATTGACAAGCTCTATCTCTGTCTTGTTTGCCTGGGCAAATTTCTCTATTTCCCAGATATCCATGCCAAATTGTTTCAAACAAAATTGATTCACGATTGACTTTGACCTTGCCGTGCATTCAAGCATTGTAGTGATATCACCATCATTTTTGGCTAGTTGGCAAGTATCAAGATAGGCATTGATAATAGTTTCGTCTATGCCCCGGATATCTATGTATTTTTCACAATCCTTAATCAAACTCTGTAATTCAGACATAAAAATAGCACCTCGCTAAAAAGCAGAGGTGCTACGGCCTCTGCCTATAATTTTTCTAGGGTAGCGACCGATTCTATTTATCGGCCGGAAACATATAAAAATCAAGTCCTAATAAATCAGGATTTAACTTCTTCATAACAGGTTTATCTTCTAAAGTTGAACAATCTATAAGCTCGCCATTTCTGCCACCTATTTCGTGTGATTGTGCCTCTCTAAGTGCTTCACGCTCTATTGATTTAATTGTTTCTGCCATACTCATAACTCAAACACACTCCCATATACTACTCAAATACGTGCCAATCTTCTGCAAGCATATCCGTCTGTGATGCAAGCCATCCAATTACCACTGTTCCGTCAGATGCTTTCATATCAATGTGAGAATTGATCGTAACTGTTTCGTCACATTCAAGAAGCTTTTCCCCGAATAAGTGGTTTGCGGTCTCTGGTTTCATTGAAACAGCAGGAATCTCTGAACCAGATGTGAGGTAAATAAACATACCCTTACCATTCCATCCAACTCTTGCTACCTTTTTACCGTTCTTTAAAGCTTCAATTGCCTGTCCAAAATTCACAATTTATTTTCTCCTTTACAATTTATTATTTTCATTCCTTATAAATTTCCTTGTTTCTTCAATTATTTTAGAATCCCTAGCAGAAGTCATTTCAATATGGCTTTGTGGCAGTCTGCCAAAATTTCTCAGCGCTTCTTTAGACGGCGGTTGATACTCCGATAAAGGATTATCAATGTTATTCATTCCTCATAAACCTCTTAAAATTCTTCTCACATTTTGAACATAATTCATACTTTTTATTTACATGTTCAAAAGCGCAAATTATAATGTTCCCTCTTTCATCATCAAGACCAAAGGACGGAATTTCATTGGGCGAGGTACCATATTCAGAAAAATTTATTATCCACATCGTTTCTGTGGTTATTTCTTTTCCACACCTATCACAAGTGTGCCATTCTCTTTCATGTTTCATTGAATCTCTCCCATGATTGTGGCAAATACTCCACAGTTCCATCATTTTCCGACTTTTGCCATCTACTATCGCTACTGTAGTTATCACGGCAAATAGCACCTGTGCGTGATACCACAATATAATTGCCGTCTTTTTCAGGATTACCACGTCTAAAGTGCTCTTCCGTGTATTCTTGTTTACGATTGTCCACCGTCATTATTATTCTCATTCCAATATACCTTAAACCCATGCTTTTTATATTCTGCAACTGCATTTTTAAGACTGCCTATATCTTCATATTTCTCGTTTAGCATAATTGCTTTGTCATCCTTAACTACGGCATATACGCCAAATTTAACAGCCTTTGACGCTATTTTTAAAACTCCTCTAAAGCCTTTTCTATTCATCGTGTACACGCTAGCATCAATATTAACTATCATTCCTCCACCAACTTTCAAATCAAACCCAACATATACAGAATGTCAACCCCCGATATTTCCTCTGCTCCTTGTCTTGTGTGCATAAGAATTTCTTTAAGTTTTTCATTTTCTGTATTGTTATATTTGTCTTTGTCATATGTTTCTGAAAAACAATAATATTTGCAATATCCGTAGCCTACCCCAAGTCTGTTGCTGTAAATGCTCTTTCCGACAATATCGTAATATTTTGGTACTTTTAAAATATTGTGTTTTTCATCTAGGGCACATTCCTTTTGCTCTGCTTTTAGCTTTGATTGAAGATATTTCAGAAAACTTCGTATATCCTGTTCTGATTTGGAAATATATAAAATAGTTTCATTCATTCTTCCACCAATTTTCTAAGCACCATTCATAAACATATTTCCAAAATGGAAATCATTTAGTGCTTTTTCTAATTCGTCTTTGTACCTAAATAGACTTAAAGGACTTGTTATTTCTTCTCTCAAAACCGGCATTGCCGCATCTATCAAAATGCCTTGTGTAGCACTTGCAAGATTTTGTTGTGGTAACTCTGCAAGTGTGCATTCTACCATTCTTTTATTATCACAATCATCTCTTTTAGAGCAAGTTTTGCACTTCTCTGACATTTTACTTAAGCTCTGCATTCTTCCACTAACTTCCTGCCACAAATAGGGCAATAATTTATGTCAAACTGCCCCGACACATATTCGTTTCCACTATTGTCGTAGGACAGATGCCAGTTATATGTATCGCCAACTATCATTGCATTTCCGTATGTATAACCATTTTCTATCTTTTGGCATTTACCATCGCAAAATTCACACATTTTACTTCTCCTCATCTTCAAAAACAAACAGCGTGTCTGGAAATGGTTCTCCGCTAAATAACATATTGAGGTATTTTAAAAAGGTCGGAGTACTCATTCCAGCTATTTTCGCAGCTTTAGTCTGTGTAACTCTGCCAGCCATATATTCTGCTACTGCCTCTGAAAACTTATCCGGATCGCATCTATGTACACCACCAGCCATATTTCACCTCGTAATAACATTTACAAATAGCAGAGATGGGATTTGAACCCATGACCTCTAGCTTATGAGGCTAGCGAGCTGCCAGACTGCTCTACTCCGCGTCATTATACATATGGCATACTATATAGCCGTATGCTAGGGCTTATGATCATTTACTCTTGGGAGGAGTATTTACCGACCGCCTATACGGCTACAGTTGGCATTCTGTAGGTTGATTTTCACACAATCCCATCGGACCTGGTGACGGTCCTTTAATCAGCTTTCCGCTAATGGGCGAAAGGAGACAAATGAAACTAAAATTCATCTGCCTAGTCAAGGTAAAAATATCAAAACCCTTGACCGCATGAACGATATGGGACTCGAACCCATGGCTCATAGATTAAAAATCTATTGCTCTCCCAACTGAGCTAATCATTCACATTCGCCTTGTATGGTCTCAAGGCTCCCATGGTTAGTCATGGTGGACTGTATAGGTGGAAAGGCTACTTGCAACAACTGCCTATACTCAGTAGCGGGGCTAGAGGGATTTGAACCCTCGAATACAGGAGTCAAAGTCCTGTGCCTTACCACTTGGCGATAACCCTATTTGTATTTCTCCATTTCATTAACACTCATACCGACTATTCCGGCTGATTCATCACTGTCAGTATGTTTAAAGTATTCTCCACTTTGCGGCCACATATATCTGAACATAGCATAATTGGCAACATCAAGAAGATATTCCGTATTTCCTGTCTCTTTAAACTTTGCAAGGCATTTTTCAAGGCTGCCTATTGCGTCAACATTGCCTGTAGCAAAATTTCTTCCAGCTCTGCCATACTTATAATGACTTTGAATCACTAAAGCCTTGCGTTTTTCATCAAATTGTAAACTGTAGTCAGTTTTCAGAATATCATCAGTCACACTCATTGTTTTTGCCCTCATAATCCAAACATACATGTCCAGGTTCAACATAATCTGAATAATATTCGCTGTTCTGATTGTTACAAACCTTATCACCATCTTCTGTTATGCAGTATTCACAATTGCTACATTTATCTTTCGCCATAGTGATTACCTCCCAATGTTTAGTTATCCTTGCTGAGATTTATTCCAAACGTCACAGCCTTAATTAAAGCAATTATGCCCAACAATATATATATCCAAACAGGGGCATTAAGTTTTATTGCAATCCAAAGCAAAATGATAAGTTCGATCATATGTCACCCTCCTGTTTGTGGTTGGCTCTCCAAGTGTCAAATCCATCTGGATATCTGTTTTCAAGTTTTTCCTTGTTTGTCTGCATGACATCATCAAGGGTAAAGCCGCTTGCATCACAGATCATGGCAACATACCACATTACATCGCCACATTCTTTCTTCAAGTGATTTATGTCTATGCCTTTTTCGTGAAATACGCCCTTTTTAACGAGATCAGCAACTTCGCCCGACTCGCCTGTAAGGCCTATAACACCATTAAGCAGTTCAGCAACATCTATTCCATTTGTTGTTGAAACAGCATTAAGAAGTCTATCTCTATTCCTGCCATCATTTGTACGCATGGCAGCCATTTGATATTCAATTCCGTTCATTTTGTTCCTTTTAGGTTAGGGATTTTATAGTTTTGTCTGATGTGATTAAAGAATATCTATCCGACCGATAGATAACTGTTATGTATGCATTATATACACATTATTTGGATTTTGTCTATATTTTTTTCTGAATTGCGATTATATCGTCTATTGGGACTTTAAACAGTGCTGATAAAATTATCAGATTGTCAACTGTAGGTATTGATTTTCCTTTTTGCCACTTGTATATCGCATTTGGATTTGTAAATCTAAGTATGTTTTGTAAATCCTTAACACTTAGTCCTTGTTGTTTTCGATAATGTACTATGTTTTGGCCTGTTTTACACATGTCTATAACAGGTATATCAATCATATATTCTCACCAACCCTATGTTTATTTGTTTTGTCATTATGTGTAGATTTATACTTGATATATTTATATGTGGCTGATAAGGCCTTTTTTATTTTAAAAATATTTGGGGGGCTTAGTAGGGGCTCTCCTGGGGTCCTGTCACACCCCCACCCCCTCCAGTGTTCTTTTTTTAGCACTCGTTTTGTCTAAGTGCTAATATTGTTTTAATTGTTCACACAATTTGCTGTTATGTCGCTTATGTCTTTGTATCTATTCGCAAAACCCACGTTTCACGCACAGTTATGTATTTATTCCGTGTTGTTACCATCAAAAAGTGGCTTATTTCCTACGCTTTCAGCCCGTCCTAAATTGTTTGAATTGTTCATACAATTCGGCACGGTACAATCAACCTCTATAGTCTCCGCCTGTGCTGAATTGTCTGGAAGTTTGGCACAATTTGACTCTAACAATTTGCGCACATCTGAGGCAGTTAGAGCGATTGTGGCACCTCCGGCAGCAGCCCCGCCAGCATCATTCCAGCCATATTCCCTGTTTTGTATCGCAATTAAGCCAACCGCCTGTTTTGTGTCAATTAGTCGATTTGTCAGACAATTCTCACGAAAACCGCGAAGTTTTTTGTAAATTCTTGTCCGCGGGTGGCTTGGCTTATCCTTGCCCCACTCTGTTATTGTGTCGTTGTCAATACCTGTCAAGTGGCAATAGTCTATTATTGATGGCACTTTATTATATAAACCACAAATATATATATAATACTCGCATATATCTAAACATTTATTATAATCATACATATTAGAATATATAGCACCCTTAGACATATATATATTATTATTATTTAACAATCTATCTGTACCTTTAAACATATGTCTATATATATACATCATAGCGCCGGACCATAAATTTTGTGGGCAGTTTGTGAGATCATCAATAGGCGGCTTGTGAATGTCGCAGAACTCTTGTAAGTACATATCTATCTCATTGTCAAATATTTCTACCTCCTGGTTATTCTCCATGTTTCCGCCTCCTCTCTAACTATATATTATATATACATATACAAAAACCGCATAGAATACAGTCTAATATACTCTATGCGGTTAATACCTCTTTAGTGTTTACAACAAAAATAAAAACAATATTATATATATCATTGTTTTATCTGTCTGTCAATGGGTTGTTCTCCTTTATGGCCAGTTTGCGATCTGATCCCACATTCTGTTGTATTCCTTTATCGCCTCCCGCTCTGACAGATCAAACAATGTTGGATAGTTCCAGCTCCCGTCATTCTGTCGCCCGGCTTTGTGCTGCTCAAGCTGATCTATGCAGACGCTAACACATATATGCGCACAAGGTCCAAAATCCAACATGCAGCGCACCCGACCGTTTCCCTCTTCAAAAATCGCGAATATGTCACACATGGACGCCGGGGGCAGTCCTTTTTTCTGTGCTGCTCTGTTATACTCCTTTATCATTGCTTGACAGCTCTTTATATTTAACTTATAATAATAACCACGTTCCAACACTTTTTACACCTCCAGAATTGATATAATAAGCATAAAAAAACACGGCTATTATATCAATAATAACCGTGTGACAAAGTTCGACAAAGTTTTTACTTGTTGTAAAAATCATTCGCGGCACTAGCCATAATTCTAGCCGTGTTGTATTTTCCATCTGCTCCAGATGCCCAATCAAAATAAGCGTCCGTGACCTCGCAATAATCGTCCGGGTTATTATATATTCCTGCCGGCATAGCCGCGCCGCTTGTATGTATTACAAGATCACCATTTTCTTTTATCCAAACTTTGTTTACATTATTCTTTTTTTCTAACTGCGAATTGATACTTTTTATCGTTATCATCTTGAATCCCCCTTTTATAAAAAATATTCTATCACGTATCTGTCGCCTTCAAAAGTGACTAAATCCATATCCCAGTTTACAAGCGGGCCATCATCTGAAGTCTCTACTCCATGCTTCAACTGCTGTTTATATTCTTCTTCTAGCTCTCCGGCGTACTCGTCAAAGTGCTCTAAATAGTCCGCATATTCATAGACTACGGCGCCACGCTTTAAATATTCTTCTGCTTCTCTTTTTGTCTTGTTTGTGGCCATTATTATTTTTATGTCTTTATTTTCCATCTTTTTTCCTCTCTTTCTCCGCCCCTTGGGCGTCCTTTCTTTTATTTCTCTGTTCCTCTAAGTTTTTTTACCATATCGGGATATGGTAGCTTAGCACATTCTTTCACATATTCCGCATCACAACCCGCCTCTAACGCTTTGCGAATTTCTTTCATTGCAAAGTCTGTATACTTTGCAAATGCGTGATATTCTGGATAGTCCGGCCACGCATATATTAACACCTGTTTAAATGTAAGACCATGCTCAAAGCCTTTCCTTATCTCTTTAGCCTCAAGACCGCCAAACGGTCCCTCGGCTATTAACCTTATGCCTTCCGGACATACTCTGTGTGATATTGCTTTGTATACCTCCTTTTTCCTGAGGTATAAATCGCTTCGAGAAGATATTAATTTTATTTCTTCGTCTGTAAAATTATGCTCTATGCCCTTTCTTATTAACTTCATATCCAGATCGCTAAAATATGGGTTAACATATATTTTAACCTGTTCTTCTGTCAATCCATGTGCAAACCCCTTTTCAATTTGTGATATTTCCTCTTTCTGATAATGGACACCATCAACGGTGTTGAACTCATAATCAATATTCATATTTTTTCCACCCTCGCCGATCTGCTCGGCTTCCTTTCCTTATCTGATATATCTACTATAACATCATGTGCCTTATATGTCAATGTTTATTTTGTGCCTTATTTTAGTATTTTCTCTTCGCGTTCTAGTTTTTCGGCAACTGCCAGCTTGATGAAGTCATTTGCGCTATACTTTAATGCTCTTATACGTTCTTTTGTGCCTTTTGTTAATCTGCAATTAATGCGTTCAAATTTATCATCATATTTATATATTGCTTTGCGCTGTGCCTCTGTAGTTTTCTGCTCCATTTGCTCCATCTCCTTTACATATTGATATATCTAATATATATCATTGTGCCTTATATGTCAACATTGATCTTTTATAGCTGATCTGTTGTAGCTTTGTATTTTGATTATTTTGTGCCTTATACACATTATACAATTTATAAGCTGTTTTGTGCCTTATATTTGTGTATTATTCCATCTTGTTTTGTGCCTTATATCGTAGTATCATTTAACCATAGCAAAGAGATAGCGCCTTGACAATTCCACATGACAGACATTGACGACTTGCAAGAGCTTGCCGCCGGTGCCTGGTGGATAGCAAGGCAGAAAATACAAAGGAGAATAAAAAAATGAGAATAATTAAAATTTATGACAGAGCAACAAAAAGTTATATCGGAGAGGTAAAAGCAAGCAAAGATCAGATCAGAACAATAGAACATGATTTCATTGTTAAGGAGGTATAGAAATTATGAAAAATTATACAAAAAATTTAACATGGGCGGTTGTGTCCATGTTAGACAGAAGCACACAGGACGACAACAAAAGTAAGGTTCAAATAGCCGGATTGTTTGCAAGTCCGGTTGTTGCACAAGATTCTTTTATTCCATATTTGCCAAACAAGGAACACAAACGATATATCATTCACGTGGATGATTTAGAAGAATTTGAAACCGTCTACAACCAGTTTCAGGACATCCGCATAAAATATGGAGATTATGCAATATTTCACATTAAAGATCTTGGTTTTGACTGTGACAAAGAAAATAAATATCGCGAAATACTTGAAGTTTACACAAGTATTGATTTTTAGCCGAAACGCTCCGGAAGTTGGAGCGTCAGCCGGGGACGGTCTCTCGGCTCTGATGATGGTAGACCGAAGACAATATATTCTAGGAGGTAATGATCATGTATATTTATTATGTTAACGCTCCAATATCTGGATGGCACGAAGTAAACAAGGGGAATTTTGAGAGTTATAGAAATCATTTAATTAATAATGCAAGCGGCATCAAAGAGAATGAACGTAAGAAATACGCTGCTAAAAAATGTTTAGCAGTCCCTAAAGGATTAGCGCGGGAAATATCCATATTGGTTGACGCTGGTTTTTTCGCTAGCGTTCCCGCTTTTCTGGCTTTATATAAAGCCGATCCGCTCAGAATGTATGTTAAGCTTGAGCAGATTGGAGCGGGCAAATATGAGGAACCATGTAAAAAGATTCGTAATTATTTACTTTACTAGTCGAAACCGCCGCCCCCGGCGGTCTGCAGGAACTGCCCCACCTGCACCGATGAGACAGGGCACAATAAAACAGGAGGTACAAAAAAATGAGGAATTACACAGAGGAAATAAGAGCGCAGCACGATGGCAAAATTTACAGAGAGGTAATAACTTTTACTGATCTGGATAAGAACGGCAACAAGATAATTGTTGAGCTGTTAAGAGGACGCAGAGGAAAGGCGGGATATATCGCCGCTGATGTTACAAGGCTGGACGGCGAAGGTGTTTACACTGGTGCAATGGATCTTAACCCGCAGGTGAAGAGACAGGAAAGAAGCATAAACGGCGTTAAATGTGTTAATTACGTTGTTACTCCGGATTGGCATCTTGCTCCAACGACTGAGAACAAAAAGAAAATATTAGACGAGATAGCCCGCCGAGCATTCTCATAAAATCGGCAAGAATTAAAGGAATTTCGGGCGGTTTAATTCCGCCCCTTGCTGCTATTTTAAACAAAGGGCTACACATTCCCTTTGTTTTTGATATTATAAGTGAAGGAGGTATGAACGCATATGATATTATACAAAAATGTAGATCTCTGCGATTTACAAGCAATCGCAGAAAATGGGATATTAAGCATGGACGATTGTAAAAATGATAACTGGGCCAGCGGTCTAAGGTCTAATAATAGCACCCAAGAAGTCTATTTATTTAGTCCGTTAGGTAATCAAAATTCTTTTCCCAACTATGGGGTGGCTTTGCTTGAAGTAGATTGTGCGGCTAAAATGCATATAATGTCAGAGCATGACGCGTACAAAGATATATATGATGAATATATAACATCTAAGGTTTTACAATCTGAAATAAAAAGGGGTATAATTCCTAAAATTTTTAAAGACTATATAACTGTTCCGCAAGGGGTAAATATTACATGGTGTGGATTAGGGGCCGATCGGTGGGAGCATGGCGGATTGACGGCGTGCAGCAAGGAATTTATATTACAATTTGCAAAAACCGCGCCGTTGATGGATTCCACGCATTTTAATTTTTTTCGAGGAATTGAGGAAAGTGGGGAAATAATTGATCTATATAATATCAGATACATTTTTTAGGGCGCATGTGCGCCCTCTAGCTGTTCCTGGTGGTTTGTGGCTGGTTCAATTCCAGCCGGGCGGCTTCTGATCTTTGATAATATAATATTGCTATGTCGGCGCCTGTGTGCTATGCTGTTAATGTATAGCCTTATTAACTGTACAGTTATATTTAATTGTTTGAATTGTTTGTACGATTCTATGCAATTATATTGCCTATGGTGGTTTATTAATTGCGCCTGTCTGCTGCCGTTTCTGGTGGTGGATCTCGCCCATTGCTGTATGAGCAAAAATAACAACGCGTTTATTTGCGTTTTAAGACTTTTTGAGTGTGTGGGCGTGTAAATCTACTAACAGCGATACGCAAAGCAGTGAACAAAGTTTAGCGCGGTGACAATGGCATATTATAAGCCTTGCCGGTGGTGTTCTCTCACCGTGTGGCTGGTCCCGGTTTGGGTTATGTCTCACTTTGTCACGTTGAAGTGTTTCAATTCTGTTCAAAAATCTGAACAAAACTCGCATGAAATTGAGAAAAAGTTGAGAAAAAATTTTTTGACCGTCCGAAATTTTCAGAATTATTTGATAGGGGGGGTATACATTAATCCGAATATTTTTTTATAAGAATTTTTGAAAAATTAATTTTTATTTTTGATTTGATACAATAACAAGGGCTTTGGCAAGATAGTGTGATTGTCCTAACTCTTCTATCAGCTTTTGTCGGGTCATTTCCGGATTGGTTCGTCTTATATACTTTAATATCTTATCTATGTTATCCATACATTCTATCTCCCATATATCCTGTTAATATATCAACAATTTCAAATACTTGATCGCCGTATGTAGCAACAAAGTCACATAGCATCTCTTCCTGTTCTATCGGCATATATATGTTATACGACATGCAGACGCAATGACACAGTTCATGTATAATCACTTTACGTAGAAATGCCCCATGCAAACTTTTAGCCAAGTATATGCAGTGGGTATTCATGTCTGTTACTGCCACGCTCATAGAACCGTCTGTACGGCTCAATAACGAGCTTTTATTGTCCACCCATACAATTTGCCATTGAATACCATTTAATTCAAAATTCAATCTATATGCCCCCTTAAAACGCAAGAGAGTGACTATGCACTCCCTCACGCTTATATACATTATGTGTAATTGTTACAGTTTTGTTACAAGTGTAGACATTTTTGACTTGAGCATCGACCGCTCTTCTGGGGTCATGTTGCCGATCACATCTGTAATGTCCTCACTAACTCCTTTGAGGTACTTCTCAAGTTCCTGCATAGTTGTGTCTTTATCCTTATGCATTTCTTTCGCTTCGATGTATGATCTCCTCATCATGCCACTTTTGCCTTCTCTGCTGTCTCTTGTAGCAGTCGTTGGCTCTGTATAGTGCATTCTACCACTCATGCGATCAAGGTCTCTCATTCTTTCCTGCACTGGCTTATCTTCCCATGTCCTATAATCGTCTGGCATCTGATGATAGTAAGGAGGCTCTATATAACCGCGCCTTGTTCCTCTGCCTTTCGGCGCAAATCTGCCATTAGCATAGCGGTAGTTATCATAGAATCTTCTATCTGGATAATCTTCGTACTGTTCAACCATACGCATAATGTCCTCATTATCTTCTGATTTTTCCATAGCTTCAACAATTCTGTAATCCTTGTCAAAGCAAGCTATGTTCTTTGCTATTTCTGTAAAATCTTTTAAATCGTCAAGGTTCTGTCCCTCGAAGTTATCCAATCCAATTGCTTCAACTTTCGCCTTGACACATTCCATAATCTGTTTAGCCCATTTATGCATAATATCAAGCCTCCCTTACTGCGATTAAGTTACTATTCTGCACTTCAATAGCCTGTGTCGATGTATTCTGCACCGCTACTGTACTGCAGCAACCGCAAGGCACATCAATATAAGCCTGTGCCGACACATTAAAGAAATTCTCAACTGCGGCTGGGGTTACAATCATTCGTGTTGACTGTAAAGGCTCTCCATCTACTGCAATAGCAAGTGAGATAGCTTCAACTGTACCGCCTGTTGGTATCTGGATATTACCGCTATAGGATACTAAAAATCTTGCCTTGCACTGATTTGTAATGCCTCTTAGCTTGATAATTCCGCTTCCCTGTCTGTGAACTATACATTTAGTACCACATACTGGTGTTTCTGTAAATGCTACATCTTCGCCTGCGGAAACTGTTTGTAATGCAATTCCTGTTATCTCCATTATCTTTACCTCTCTTTCACAAAATAAGGGCAAACATATTTCAGTCTGCCCTTAGGTTAAAAAGTAATACTGCATAGCAGACATAATCGTGTTTAATCGGTTAAAATCGAGTTAAACTCAATTAAGATACTCAATTATTCGCTTTTACGTAACTGCTACTTTTAGCAGCCACAGCCTGCATTGCAACCACATCCATAAGCATAAGCATTAGGATTAGGCACAACATAAGCTGGAATAGCTGTAGGATTTACAGAGTTGACAATCTGCTGTGCCTGTGCTGTCATTGCAGTAGTCAGAAGTGCATTCTGTCTATCCTGTGATGCGGCGAGCCTTAAGCTATTGTTTTCTGCCTGCAATGTGGCTATCTTGTCCTGAGTCAGGAAATCAAGGATGCTTCTCGTGCTGTTCTCGATAGCCTGTCTTGTCTCACAAGCCTGTGTAGCCATGTTGTAGTTGGTGTCGCAGAAACCTCTCTCAATCTGTCTCTGAGTCTCACAGCAACAAGCGGCATTCTGAGCAGCCATGTTGTTAAGGGTTGCCTGAATAGCATTTGTGTTCTGCATACCAGCTACAGTGTCAGCGTTGATCGCCTGTTGTATGCCATAGCCTGTCTGCATGATATTTGTGTTAATGCCGTTAAAACCAGTAAGCATGCTGTTGTTCATGGCATAAAATCCATCACAAAGTCCGTTAGAAATGCCGTCTAACTTGCTGATAACTGCTGAATTATCAAATCCTCTCTGAATATCAGCTTGTGTAGCTGCTGTCGCAACATAGCCACCGCCATTGTTGCCGCCAAAACCGCCAAATCCACCATTGCCCCATCCAAAGAGCAAGGCAAATACAACGATTATCCAAAGCCATCCGCCGTCAGCCCAACCACCATTGTTATTGCCATTACCATCAATGTTAGCCACTAAAGGTACGCTGGCACAATTTGAGTTTGAAAACATATTGTTACCTCCTGAAAATATATTCATAAAGATGTCACCTAGGTAATTTGCAAAGACATCTAATATGCTACTAATTACCAAATCTACTTTTTATTTGATTAAATACATCATCTGCATTTAATCCTTTTTCTTTGCACAAATTTCTAGCCATTTGCTCTATGCCTTGCATATTGCCCTGCTGCGCCATCTGCATAGTGTTTTTCATCATAGGATTACTCATAATCTGATTATTTCCCATCATCTGCTGTATAAACTGTTGTGGGCCAGCTTTCATCATTTGAAAAATGTTAATTGGGTTCACTCTTCGTCACCACCTTTACTTTGTGATCGCGAATTTTTTCTCTGAAAACTTGTTAATTTACTTTCAATTTCTTCGATTTTTGAATACAGATTATCTAATCTTGCTGTAATACCCTCTGTAACGCTCTCTGATAGGTCTATTTTAAATTTTTCTGCATCAAAAGTATTATTTACTGCCTGTGTCGGTTTTGTGTCTCTAACAGGCTTATACACGATTGTTTCAATTTGCCCTTCTGCATTCCATCCCTTAACATAAATCTCAGACAAATCTTGTTTAGGGAAAAAAGCAGCGGTGCCATCCATCGGAACATCATTTGCTGTTATTGCTTCTAAAGCCTGGACAACCTTACCTGTAAGTGGCTTTACTTGCGGCTGCATTACTTGTTGAGGTTGCTCTACTGGCATAGGCTGAACCTGAGATTGTGGCCTAGTTGTCCACGGATTGTACATTTGAGGTGTATAAGCCATTTGCGGCTGACTATAAATCATATTTTGATAAGGTGTCTGTGCTATCATCTGATTTCTCCTTTTCAAGTTCTTCGTCAATTGCGTGTATCATTGTCGATTGATATATAAGTGGCACTTTTGCCACATCTTCCCTAGAAAAAATACGTTCCAGTATTTCGTCAGTAATCATAAGCCACCTCCTATAATTCTATTTTTGCATAAAAAAAGAGCGGTAACGAGTTCGTTATCCGCTCATAATCAGCTCACCAAAGTGTCATCATTGTATCACCCGGTTTATCTTTCGGTCTACTTGATGTGCTATCCGTTTTATTGTCGATACACTCATATTCATCAACTCGGCGCACATTTCATATGTGTATTGTTTGTTGCGCAACTCATACAGTTGTAATTCTCGCTCTGTGAAGTTGGCATTTAATCTTATGTACTCATATTCAGCCTTTATCAGCTTAGATATATCAATCATCAATATACCTCCTAAGTACACTCTCAACATATCACATAGCTTTAAAAATGGCAATAAAAAAAGACGCATTATGCGTCATGTGCCAAAAAGAATGTAGTGTATATGCGGTATAGCACCACCTTAACGCCATAGGAACTGCATTATGTAAGTGCTAAAAGTTTTTTAGCTGAATTTCTATATCGTCCTTGCCTACAATCACCTTATCAATTATAGTTTTGAGTATAGAGTTTTTTTGAGACTTGCTGATACCATCCCAGATGTCGGCAAGTTTTTTTATATTCTCATAGACAAATTCTTTTTTCTGCTCATGCTGGCCATTTTTTCTTTCAGCTGAGATCTTTTCGGTAGTCTCTCTAATTTCAGTCTCCAAAGTCTTAATCATATCCAAAACCATGTCGTTTCCCTCTGCATACAGAGTGTATAGCCGTTTTAGCTTTGATTTTTGCTTTTCAAGCTGGTTAGTCAGTATTTGCAGCTTTGTTTCTTTTGCCTTTGGCTTGTATTGCGATAGATTTATTGAGATGTCGAGTATTTCATGCTCAAATGCTTTTTCAATATCGCTTGCCCATGCTCCGGGGTTGTCGCAATCTGCATTATAGTTTGGCAAGTAGTCCAAGTATTTGTCGTGTGAGCAACAATATATCTTGTGGATTCCCATGCCAGTTATCTTCTGGTATCGCATCTTGCAACCACAGGTTTTGCAATAACACAAACCTGTAAGCAAATGTGGCTCGGTAAAACTGTATATATGTTGTTTACGTCTGCTTTTTCTCAACTCCTGAGCAAGATAAAATTTGTCACGCTCAAATATCGACTCATGCAATCCTTTATATGTGCCGCCCTTGTATGGGATATAACCGATATTAACAACCCCTGTGAGGATATTTCTCACAACAAATTCGCTCTTATAGCCAAGTAGTCTTTGAATTTTTACGTCGGACATACCCTCAATAAACAAGTCCATAGCTCTATTGGCCTGTTCGGCACGTTCTGGAATCGGTACAAGATAGCCAAGGTTTTTATCATATCGGTAACAGTATGGTGTATTGCCGCCGCCCATCCAGTAGCCATTTTTAACTCTCTCCAGCATACCGCCGCGCATTCTCAGCAACATTGTGTTTCTATCGTATTCGGCAACTGCCGCCATAATATGTGTTTGAAACTTGTCTTGTGGTGTTTCATACCTGGCAAAATCGTGTACGCTATTAACTCTGATACCTTTCGGTGTAAAGAGTTTTTCGATCATGTATAATGCATCTACTGAATCCCTTGCTAGTCTGTCCAGCTTATATACTACTATGTCGTTTATTTTTGATATATCCGATATAAGCCGTTGCAGTTCAACACGCTTGGTCATGTCCATCCCAGATAGTCCAGCATCAATATACCAATCAGTGATTAGCATTTCATTTTTCTTACAATATTCTTCAATATCTCTTTTTTGACTTTCAAGGCCGTAGCCCTCTTCAACCTGTCTTTCTGTTGACACTCTTATATATGCCACACATTCCATTTTTATCGCCCTCCTACGTAAAATGTGCCGCATATACACTACATTCTACGGCACATTCTACTTGTCATTTATTTACTTGTCAACCAATCATGCTAGCTATTGTTCTCGCCACATCATCAGGCAGAACAATATCAGCAATATTCACTTTTTTACCGCTTTGCGTAACCACAACATTCATCTGTTTTTCCTCCGATACTCTGCCTTTATCTTTAAACTTCTGCCTATCAAATACTTGTCAACCGCTCGACTCTTCGACCTCTCGTTAAACACTTTGCTGTTCCATTCATCATATGCTTTCTTCCATGTCAAATATTTTTCGCAGTTTCCATGGCAACCTATATGTCTGATAGGTTCTACACAATCTTTACATGGGTTATCATTTTTGCTTATCATTCATCCACCGCCTTTCTTATAGGTGGATGCCATTTAAGCTGTCGATATCCATACATTTTGTCAAAATGATCTTGGCATACCTTATAGTTGCGATAAACAGGATTATCACAATATCGGCATTTGCCTTCAACAGGAATTATTGGATGTGGTACATATTTGCTTCGCAATGTTGAATTATCTTTTTTTTGACACAAACCACATGTTATAAATCCAAATTGAGGTCTAATTTTCCCACATTTAGGGCAAAGCCCTTGAGCTTTTCGCTCTGCATATATGCGTCTTGCCCCATCTGCATGTCTTTTGTTGAGTTCTAACCTATTTTTCTGCCTATAAATTTCTTGAAAATTGTTATGTTTTTGTTGACAAGCCAAACATTGCTTTTCGTCTCCGTATAAGGATTCTTTTCTGCAACTAGGGCAAATGTGATTTTCTGCGTACCATTTTTTTGCCGTTTTGTTTTCATCAGTGTGTTTTTTGCAGCAGACCGAGCAATAAGCACCATCTCTATCTCTTGTTTTGCCACATCTTACACACAATCCAGCATTTTTAAGTTTTTGATATCTGGATTCCATCATTTCACCAACTTATTCAATTATCGTTTTATCTTTTGTGATTTTCCTAGGCTGATTGGCCCCATGCTCTGAAAGTAATTTGGAATTATTATTAATTTTCTCTATGATTTGTCGTATTTCTCTTGGCATTTTGTCTAACTCATTCTGCCGAGCAACTTCTGTTCGATAGCTGCGCATGAAATTGCTACTAACTACGTTTTCGTTATAAGACGCATCCAGCGCCCACATTCTTAGTTGTGCCGGTGATCCGACCGCCCTTTGACATGTTACCGGTAACTCGTTAAATCTATCTGTAGCATTATAGCTGCTGTCCGATATTGCCTTGTGAACCAGTGACCACGCTTCGGCATCAGTCATTTGCCGAGGAGTAGTTATTGACTTTATTTTGTCTATAACCTGTCCTATCGCCGGGGCAAATCCACTAGTGTCCGTTGATATATATGTCTTGATTGCCATGTCAACTTCTGAGTAAGAATAATCAGACAACATATCCGTCCAAACAGATACGGTAAAGTCAATGTTAATCGGCTTGTAGTTCGGATAAGCAACCATTAACACCGCTATTATCTTACGTGTTTCTTTATCGGTCAATTGCTCTCCCCTCCTTGTTATCTACTGTCATTTCATCCTTGCCGTCAATCATCTTCATCTCTCCTTATCTGCTCCATGAGCCTATCAAACTGATCGCTTGCACTCTGTCGAGACTTTGGTGGTTGAACTTTTTTTATTCTGTCCCAGGTTATCCCTTGATAGCCATTTCCAATACTCTCATCAATTATTGCGATGACAGCCTGTTCTCCGTACTCATCTGCCTTGATCTTAATAGTCTTAACCAAGGTTCTCAGGCCACTCTCTTTGTATGTAAATCTCCGTTCTTTTTTATATTTAAGCCATGTATTAATACCATCCAATAAATAGTTAGATATATTAAACTCTGTAATTAATTCATCTAGTATATTATTATTTATATTAATATTCTCTGATGTATTAACTATATCTCTTTTATTATTAATATATATATTATTAATATCAGTATCAGATACAGATGCTTGTATGGGGCATGTATGCCCCATAATAGGGGTATCACTTCTTATGCAGCTTACAACATCCAAAACATATTTTTTAAACATTTCCGACTTAATATGTTTTGCAACATTTTCGACCCCAGTAAGCGTTTTCTCGGACTTACTCCAGTTGTATTTATACCAATTCAAAATCAATATCTCCTTGGTATTCTTATCAAATTTAATAATCTTGTGAACGTTTTCAAAGCGCTCAAGCAACCTTATTATGGTGTCTTTATTGTACCCGGTATTTCTGGTCATCTGAGAATAGCTAATCTCATAACAACCACAAATATTAGTCTGAGGGTTCGTCAGCAAATAAATATAAAAATACTTATCCTCTGGTGTAAAATCATCCTCAACCTTATTGTCCGTCCAAAATGATAAATGCACACTCCTGTATACCGCCATCAAACCTCGCTCCTTATATGATTTTAGTCCTCATCTTTTGTAATGTCTTTTTTAGAAATTTTGTTTGCACTGAACACTGTATTTATCATTCATTGCGCCAAAGCAGAAACTTAGCAAGATTCATAACGCCTCCTTTATTATTTTTACCGTATCTTCCCAGGCATGAATAAAACTCAATGCCCAAAGGACAGTGCCATCCTTAGATTTTAAATCATTAGCCATAGCACAAGCTCTTTCCCATTCAGGATCAAGTTTCGCCTCTGCCGTTGCTCTAATTCTTTTTGCCAAAATAGTCTCCTTTCACAATAGACAAACATTTTCTAAATAGCTTGTATGAACTAGAAATATCAACTACAAGAGGATTCACCAGTTCCATTTCTGCTGCTATCTGTTGCCTAGTTTTATACTCTATGTCTTTTGACGTTTGTGGCTCACACTCCCATATGTCACATTGTCCACTGGTATGATGTAAGCACTTATCACACGATCTATCATTCTGCATAATTATTCACCACACTTCTATTGTATATTCAAGTTCTTAAACATAGCGCACATAACATCTACCACAATCGAGTTGCCGAATTGCTTATATAGTTGTGTATTGCTGTTTACTGCTGCCATTTTGTCAATATCTTCATCAGATACACCCATAAGCCGTCCACACTCTCTCGGTGTTAGCTTTCTGATACGATATTGTGTAGCAATATGGCTATTCGCATATCCGTGTGTTCCGGCTACAAGATTGGCCGATATGCCGTTGTCAGAAATAACTGTACCGCATTGGGAACCATTGCTTGATATTTGACCGACTTTTTCAATTCTAACAACTTCTTGGTTTTGTGCGGTTAATGTAGGGCAAGTATTGCCTTTGTCTTGTACCCTACCTCTTCTTGTTTTGCTGTTAGGATAGCTTGCGTCAAAGCAACCGCCTATTTCGCATTCAATAGAGCCGTCATTTGTAGCCTGTCTGATTTTTACATTTTCAAGCAATAAATTATCTTTTTGCACACTCGTTAAGCAATTACTTGTGCCTTGCATATTCACCTCTAATCTCTGTTCTGTTGGACTTCCTACAGTTCTATCTAACGGATTATCTGGATTTCTACCACGCATAGCAACTATCTGACTTTCAAGAATTTTCGGTTCTTGGTCACCACCTTGCATTGTACTCAATGTTGGGCTGCACCCCCCACGTCATAAATTCGGTTCGTGCTTTCAAATTTGCTTTCAAGCGAACCTATCACTTTGATTTCCATTCGATTACTCCATTCCCATTTTGCTTGTTTCCGTAACCTTTATAATCCCTAGCCATAAGAGTACAAGCAACATCAGTTTTTCTGTCTATTCTTATATTGTTCAACAACACAGTTTCCATCTGACTGCAAATTGCTAATTCCAGCGTCATATCTCGCCTTGATACAGTTTGCAACTTCTCTTCTTCCCGGTTCACAGATTGTTCCGTCAACGCAAGTCTGCTCTGCTCTGCTCTGCTCTGCTCTGCTCTGCTCTGCTCTGCTCTGCTAGGGATTGTATCTGGTAATGTTCCATTGTCAATAAGCGTCTGAATAAGTTTCTGTGCTTTTTCGTTGTTGATGTAATACTTTTCATCTACATTATCCTCTAAGTAGTCTTTCAGACGTTTAGTGAGCGGTATAGGTTCTGGAAAATGGTAATTATATTCGCCTAAAAACGAAAACATGAAACATCGTTCTCTGTTCTGTGCAACTCCATAATTCTTAGCATTTAGATCTTGCCAGTAGTTCACATATCCCAAACTTTCAAGAAAATCCAACCACTTTCTAAAATCGGGCATATTGTCTTGACTATGGACTTGTGGTACATTTTCCATAAACAGTATCTGTGGCAGTTCTCCGTTGCTGTCTCTGATTTCAGTTAATATTCTTTCCACTTCCCACAGCAAACCACTTCTTGTACCGCTACCTTTACTCATTCCCTTTTGCTTTCCAGCAACCGACAAATCGGTACAAGGAAACGAGTAAGTAAGTAAGTAAATGTTTTAGTGTCCGTAATGGCTAAATCCACAGCATGAACCTGTGTTATATCCATTGTTGAAAAATCAGTGCCATGTACTGCGTTATAGCTTGCAATAGCGTACTTATCAAACTCCACAACTCTATAGTGCTCAAATTTTGCACCTATTCTTTTAAGTGCCATTGCCTGACTTCCGTAGCCAGCAAATAGTTCTATCAATCGAATAGGCTTTGTTATGGTAACTGGTTCTGAAATATAGTCAAATATGTCAAATTGACCATACTTATTCATTATTCTGAATCACCTGCTTTCTTGTCATCAACAATCTTGATTTTCTTGCCACAAGCATTGCAGTAAATATCAATACCTGTAGCACAGCTAAGCCTCGTTTTCCCACACTCTGTGGCATAAAGCGGAAATCCGTAGGGCGTATGAATATTATCATTGCTCATTATCTATCATCCACCTTCTTTTTACAAAAGCTCTCACAAGGTACATCAAGCAAGCAACCGCATTTTTCGATTTCTGTCACTCCCCAATATGTCTTGTATCTGTAAGAGTTTTCGCATTTAAAGCAGAAATCCTTACCATTATTCAGCTTGCAACTTGTCTTTTTATCTTCCAGTTTTTTCCCGATACTCTCATTTATCCTTTTGAGTTCCTCAACCTTTTCCTGCAATTTCTCAAAGTCTTCAATGAGTTTATTGTATTTCTTCTTGCTTAAAATCTTCATTCTGAATCACCCTTTCCATTCCTGTATTCTTCTATTGCTTTATTAACTCTGTCTCTGCCCCAATCTGCACTACAATACCACTCAACAGCTTTGAAAACAGGGCTTAACATTTCAAAGAGCGTTTCCACTCTTATTTTGGCTGATTTAATATATTCAACTAACCGCCTTGTATCTTTTGCCACATCTTCATATCCGTTTTGGTTGAGATAATCAGCCATTTCTTCTAATGTTTCAATGTTGCTGTACTGCATAAGGTCGTCAATCTCTTTTGAATATAAATAGTTCCAACTTCCACCACTCACTCTGAATCACCCACTTTCAACAAATCCATGAACTTCTCATACTGTTTCTGCGATATTTTATTATTAGTTTTATCCGCTCTAATTTCGATTTTAAGGTGTTTATCTGCAATAGAAGATAATTCCCTTGCAAGGTTCTTTCTACCCTGCTGTATGCCCTGCATATAGCCTTTAGGTGCTTTTCTCTCGCCTATTGAACCGCTTGCACGATTTTCTCCTTGGCCGCCTAAGCTGACATTTCTAAGTTGATAGCCTTTATCGGCATATAGTTTGATGTAGTGCTTTTCTTTCTCGTCAAGCTGGCTCTCTGAAAAATTCAGAAATTCAACTCGCCAACCATAAGGGTTTTTCTCTTTATCGTACAGTTTATGGCGCTTTAAACTAAGATCTATGTGCTGTTCGTAGCCTACAAGGTGACTTGCTAATCTGCTAAGTGTATGTACCGCCTGTCCGATGTAAGCGTACTTAAATCCGTTTTCATCTTCTCGGAGTAAGAAATATATTCCGCTTTCGTCATTCAGCTTTGGATTCAGTTTCAATAGTCGCTTTTTATTTTCCTGTTCTATTGCCTTAGCCTTCGCTATATTCTGGTGATTCAAAAATTGCCACCTGCCTTTACTATCTCTATTGCTCTACTTAGTCCAGCGTTATATCCTTGATGCACATCCGATAATACGGTCTCACAATCTATAAATTTATCTTTTTCTAATTGCCTCATAACTTTATCAACATCATAAGCGGTTGGATATTCTTCTAGTAAATACAATACTGCATTTGTATTTACTAAAGTTCCATTGCTTAAAGTAACCGATTTTAAATCTTTCTTTAGTGCATCGGCATCTATCAATCTCATTCTCCATCACTCCAATCTAACCTACAACCACACTTGCTACAGTAATTTGGTGCATTGTTGTTATTCATTATTCCTACATCATGACTAACTTTGATTATGTTTCCACATTCACAATGGAATACCGAAAGAGTATCACTAAGATTATGATTAAATATGGGTTTCTTCGGAATTTGCTTTTCAAGCGCCTTAATTCCCATATTCAATGCTTGATTCATATATATGTATGGTTGAAAATTTGGTGTATTTCTGCATTCTTTAATTCTTTTAATTGCTTCACGCTCTGTCATATTATTCCTCACTTTCTAACAATTCTGGATTATCAAAGATGCTGCCGATAACTTCTATACCGTCTTGATAATCGTAAATATACTCTTCTTCAAATCTTCCATCTTCAAGCAATACATTAAAGTAAAAACCTGCTTCACTTTCATTCCAACCAATGCATCCGCGGCATTCTTCAGTAAGACAATTTACAATATCATTCTCCCAAATCAGATTACCGTTCTTGTCTTTCAAACCTGTGCACTGGCAGATTGTGGATTTATCAACTTCACAGAAACATGAACCAGAAATAGTCCAATCATCACAGGCAGTCCCTGTGTATTTCTCAATAACAAGACCACCTATAAATACTCTCCCGTTTTCAAATCCATCATCAAATAAGTATCCCTGCACCCATTCTCCGTTATCGGCTCTTTTTGCTTTGAATAAATATCTATCTTCCATATTCTCTCCTATTCTGCTTTTGAATTAAGCCAATCTTTCCAGCATTTAGCACATTCTGTTTTCTCGTAGCAACAATCGCACGGAAGATTTGCGCATTGAGATGAAATGCCATCTTGTTCGATAATATCTAAAAACTCCGCTAACTCTTCGTCCGACATATTCCTTATTCTGTCGGCATTGGTCTGCTTATCACTCATTTTCTCTACCTCTCAATTCTTTACTGTCTGTACCAATGCTTTGTTCCATCGGAAAACTCCACCTCAATTTTATGCGGAAGCTTAAAATGTGCATTGTATCTAGTGCCTGTGATTTTAACGCATTTGAGATGGTCTTTTTCACATTGCAAAGCATCTTCTTTGTTGCAATAATCCGTATGGCAAATATCACACGTATATAATTCTTTCTTAGTCATTTCCTCCACCTCCCAATTCTTTCAGTTTTGCCTCGGCCTCGTTTTTTGTAAGAAACCAAGTCTCCTTGTACATCTTGTCTACTAAAATGTGGTCTGTTGCATATTCCAAGTCTTTGTCACATTCCAGATACCAACCATTCATGCTAAATGTAATTTTTGCAACTTTTTGATGGTAAACTCTGTTTGCTTTGCTGTGGTGGTTCAGTATGTTGAGTTTATAGTTCGCCTGGCTCGGGACAAACCATACATCATCTCCAACTTTACAAGGTAGTTTAACAAGCCTGCTCTGTTCCTCTAACTGCTGATATTCTTTGAGCTTTTTCAGATATTCCGCAACCTGTTTATGCTCCCAATACTCTTTTATCACCGAACTAATCAGCGGCGTTGTTTCAAGACACTCTTTCCCGAACAATCGTTCATATTGCTCTGTCTTTCTTTCGCAATGATCTATTATTTCATCAATCGTTAGCTTATCCATCATTCTCCTCCTCCGACCGTTCAATTTTCTGCCCACATACCGGGCAGTAATACACAAGCACATTACACAAATTGCCTCCACATTGTGGGCAAGAATACCATCCGCCGTAGTCCTCTTTTTTTACAAACAGCGGTTTCTGCCCTATCTGCTTATTAACGCACGCTTGAGCGATTCTTAACGCATACCTGCTTGATATGTTTTTGTGTCTCGCTGTAGCATCCTGCTCAAGTATACCTTCAAGTAATTCAAGTTGATTCTTCACCTGCTTTAGATTCATTCCTTTTCTTGTGCTCATCCGCTTTCACTCCTACTTAAATGGTAAATCATCCTCTATGCCTTCTGGTATGCTCATAAAGTCGTTTCCAGAACTTGGCTGATTGCTCGCATTTGCTGTATTGGACTGCTGACTATTGCTGTTATTCGCATTCTTACTCTCACAAAATTCCTGTTCCTCAACAACAACATCAGTCGTATAGACTTTATTGCCATCCTTGTTGGTGTAACTACCAGTCTGGATTCTACCAGTTATGGCAATCTTAGTGCCCTGTTTAAGGTACTTCTCTGTAAACTCAGCGCTCTTGCCAAATGCAATGCAGTTGATAAAATCCGCTGTCTGCCCATCGCCCTGTTTCTTAAATTTACGATCTACAGCCAATGTATATCTGGCTATACACATCTGATCGCCATTCTGTGAATATCTGATTTCCGGATCACGGGTAAGCCTACCCATCAAAATTACTTTATTCATATATTATTTCTCTCCGTTCTCTCTAATCGTAAAGGTTATTCCAACCTCTTTCTGTAATGTATCTATATAGTCCTGCCACTTCACATCTTCGTCAGCAAGGCAAGAAGTTTTAAGCATAAAGCGCTCGATAAACCTACATAATCTATCATGTCCAAACCCAAATTCATCATGCAATGTTGCGCATGATAACAAGACCGCTGTATCTATCGTGTTCCATTTAACTTTCTGCTCAAATTCACGCATCTTTGACGTTGGAATTTCAAGTGGGACAAAACATGCTCTACGTTTGGCTAGTTCCTTTTCTGCTTTCTCTATGCCCTCACGCTTGATGATTTCTAACAACCAAGCTGCACCGGACATTCTATATTCATGTACTTTTTCATTTGCTTTCGCCATATCTTTTGTACTCCTTTCTGCTTAAAATGGACATTCATCCTTTGCTCTCAACTGCCATTCCACTCCGGCTCTTGCAACGTCCACATTTGCGTTTTTAGCCACTTCGCATATCTCAGCAACCATTCTATCGGCATTGCTTGTATCAATACCCAAATGGCACAATATGACGTTCTGTAGGTTATCTGTAGCATTTACCCTAACAAATTCCTTGCAAGTAGCTAATTCGCAGTGGCCAAGTATCTTATGAGCGTAATTCGGAGCATCAGTATCGACCATATCTTTGATGTAATTACACTCAATTAGCATATGGTCGATATTTTGCTTTTTAAATGTCATTGGGCAATATTCAAAATCCGTCATGTACAACATTTTTTGCCCATCAACCTTGATCAAAAATCCGTAATTAGAAGTGCCGTTGTGTGGGAGAGAAAAACAACGAATTGTAAACTCTCCCATTTTTACAGCCTTACTAACAGATTCAAACGGTTTCCACACCGGTATACCCAGTTTTTCCAAATCAACTGCTGCCTTGATGTGATCTCCGTGAGTATGACTTACAATGACACCAGCGACATCTTTAATGTTGTAATCAAGACCTCTCTGTATATCTTTAATTGACACTCCGCAATCAAGTATAAGTGTTTGATTACTTGCATTTGTGAGTAAATAACAATTACCAATGCTGCCACTGGAAATACATTTAAGCTTCATTCCTACGCCTCGATTTTTTCTAATGGACATTTTTCATGCCTTTTGCCATCTCTAAATTCAAAAGACACATCTGCGCATTTGATCTGTTTTAATTCCATAAGTTTACATTTAAAATCTAGAGAACATGGTCCAATATACCATGCCTTGCACTCTCGGCAGCTGCCAGGCATTTTATCCAAATATATTTCACACTTTGCCTTCATAAAAAACTCCTTTCTTACTTTGCAAACCCTGGTACTTCTTCGTCGTCAATAAATTCCTGTGAATTTGCATTTTCAAGATCGCTCTGCACCTGTGTTGATACATCTTCGACTGTATATTCCTTAAAATCACCATCCTCAACTTCTTCCTTGGTGTATAATCCCATCGTTAATTCAGGACAGTTAAGACGTGAGAAAAACGATGCAGCTCGATACCTAAGCATAAGCTGTGGCATTGTTTTCCACTTGCTACCATTCTTACCAAGCCAACCTTCGTCCTTGGCCATCTGCATATCCACGGTCATGCCCTCTACTCTTCTGCCACTCTTTGTAGTCCAACAAGTACAAGAGTATGGTTTACCATTTGTATCCTTGGTTTCCTCATACTGTAACTCCATATCGTATTTACCACTGTTGTTAACCTGGGCGATAAGGAACTGAGAACTCCATGATGGTCTACCCTGTATAGGGTACAGGTTCTGCATGACCATAAGAGGGCTTATTCTCATTCTCTGTGCCTGTTCAATAGCGATAAGGCAGTTAGACGGATTCTTCTGATATGTCTGTGGTACAATAGTTGATTCAGCCAATGCCTTAGCCATCTGCATTGCCATGATAAAATTATCGGATGTACCAAATATACCAAGACTATAATCAGTCACCTTGTTTGAGGCTGCTACTTCTTTCTTCTGCTCTGTTGCAACTATCTGTGTACTATCTTCCATTTATTTATCCTCCTCATGTAGTACTTCTTTTAAAATTTCTGCAATAATTTTTTTCTTGACTTCCCTGGCTTCTGCCTCAATCTCATCATAAGTCTTTTTTGAGTTTTTAATAACCTCTTCAAACTCGTCCTCACTTATATGTTCACGTAAAGATTTAAGTAATACTGCTGTCTCAGCTGTAACTTCATTCTTGGAACCATTGATTTCAACAAACCCTTTGACACACTTAATCATATTTATTTCTCCTTATTTTGTTTGATTTATTTAACAATTGCTCTACATATACATCCATTGAATGACACAATTTTACGCAATTGCCATGCAACATGTGATTTTTCAAAGCACCATATTTTTCATAAAACTTTTTCTCTGTCATCTTGCCATCATTAACAAGTTTCGTCCAAATTTTTAGCTTTTTATAAATCTTTCGCTTACTTTTACCATTCAATTTCCGTATATACTTTCCATCTTTCGTTACATAGTGATGAAAACCTGTAAATAAAATTCCGTTTTTAAACGGAGTTATCTGTGTCTTGCCATTAAGTGATAATCCCAGGCTCGCTACAAATTGATTTATGCAATCCAGACAATGTTTCAAGTATTCTTTGCTTGGTGCAATCAGATAAAAATCATCCATGTATCTACCATACAATTCAATTCCCAGCTCACCTGTTATAAAATGATCTAACCCATTTAGCATAAGCAACGCATATACTTGCGCAACCTGATTGCCAAGTGGCAGTCCTAAGCCATCAGTGCTGTCAATGTATAGATGATTCAACCATTTTGTATATTCGTCATCAAAATAGTAATCGACTATATCTTTCAACACTTCATGATCTATCTGATAGAAAAATTTTGTAACATCACATTTCAAAATCCAACCGTCAAGACCGTGCTCTTTATAAAATTCAAGCATGTGTTCTTTCAAACAATCCATGCCAAAGTGGGTTCCTTTGCCGAGTTGCCCTGCGTAGTTTGTTTTTATAAATTCATACTTCAACCTTGGGAGCAAAATATTGTCACATAAGCAATGCTGAACTACCTTATCTTTGAACGAACACGACTTAATCACTCTTTCTTTAGGTTCATAGACCTTAAACTCGTTATACGGATTCACCCGATATGTGTGATTTTCAAGTTGTTCTTTCAACATATGAAGTCCTTCAAGGCTCATTGCTTCAAATTTTGCAGTGCTTGAATTATATTTTTTACCACTTTTAGCTTTTTTATATGCTTTATACAGGTTTCCATAATCACATATAACATCTTTATCCATAGTAAAAATTCCTTTGTATTTATCCTTTTGGGAAAGGTCACACACTTTTTTGTATCTTTATCTGATTTCG